GTTACCCTAGATGGTGCAAAAGTCGCTGACCGGGGGGGTATGTCACTTCATGATCCTCTTGGCATCATCACACAGCAGCCTGATCTCTTCAGCAAGCTTTACAGCGTCCTCAATACGCTGTTCAGGTTTCAGCGCTTTGCCAGCTGTATTTTCCTCTTGAAGCTTCTCAAGCACTTCAATCTGTTTATTTAATACTTCTTTGTAGTCCATACCTAGCACCTTCCCTTTATTTATTTGTCTACGATATTTTATTATCTCTGCCTCAGTTGCCTCTCCAATTGGAGCTACTGGTCCATGGCATTCAGGACAATTCAACCCATCTTTATTGCCTATCAATACATGACCGCAGTCCATACATTTGAACTTACAGTATTTCATACCTTCATCCTCCATACTTCTCAAACCACTCATCTATGTACTTACGCCATTCATCCTTCCTATATCGTCTATCCTCATCAGCCTCAAGCCGCTGCAAACATGTTTCCTTGCTCACATCGCAGAACACCAACTCAGCCCCCAGATCATCCGCCAACCTCTCACGCTTGTACCTATCAGCATAGCCGCCAATAACCCAAGCACTGTTCCACTTGCCATATCGTGTCTTGATATTATCTATCAGCAGATTGTGTATGCCTCTTACATTGCCTAACAGACAGTCAGGCTTATCATAGTCAGGCAGTCCAGATACAGCGGCATATAACTTATCCATATCAACCATGATGTCGCCTCGGCTAATCCGTTGTCTCACATAAGATGTCTTGCCAGATAAAGGTGGACCGAACACAATACAGACGCCCTTTACGCTGTGATGTCCGAACCTATTATGTATAGCATCATGGCAGTCATGGCATGCAAGCAATACATTATCAGGATTGAGGCTTATCATAGTATCGTGTACATTCTCAGGAGTTAACTCGATCTTATGATGGCCAATGATATCCAAGTGGTTGGCAATCAGCCTTCCGCACTTCTGGCAATAAGGACCGCGTTCAGCGATAAGAGATAATCGGAAGTTAATCCACAAATCACTTGCGTAAAATGTATTTAAAATACTATATCGCGCCATCACCAATTCCTCGTTTCATCCTGCTTTTTTTGGTGCTGGAAGCGGTCCTGCTCCAACTGTAGTTTCTTATTATCAAACTCTCTGCGGTACTTATTATCAGGATTCATGTCAAAATATTTAGCAAGGAAGTCAAGTGCCTTCTGTCTATCCTCCAGCTTAATCTTTGTGCCTTGCCTATTACTGCTTATCTCGCAGATAAGCCCACCGTCAACAACCTTGCTCTCCTTAAACACTATGCCGTTTTCCTTGGTCATTACAATATTGCCGTCAATATTTTTGACAACCTCACCGTCTGACATAAGAGGCACATCATAACTTCCGAATGACATGAAGTCTGTCATATCTGCAAAGGCAATGCGCATGTAACGTTCCAATATGTCATCCTCGTTGAGCATTATGGATTCAGCTTTTAATTTCCGCAGTTTGTCAATCTCTGCCTTAACCTTGGCATTAACTAGCAGCTTTGAACCGTTTACGCTTGCTGTGTCGTAACTTCCCCCATATGCCTTGAGGTATGCCTGAGTTGCGTTTCTATTGTTAACCCAGTAAAGGCAAAAAAGCTTTTGTTTCTCATTAAGCTCATCATTTTTCATAACTGATTCAATTATCTTTTTATCTACTGCTTCCGCTTTCCGTTTTGCCGGTTTCTTCTTTGCCGGTTTGCCGGTTTCCGCTTTTCCGTTTTTCTTAATACCCCAGTTCCTTAAAGTTCTATCTGATACCCCAACCTTTGAGGCGATGTCTTTTAATTTCATGCCCTGCTTCTGTAACTTTAATGCTTGCTCTCTTTGATCCACATCACCACCTCATTTATTGGACTGTAACTTTTTAAGGCAGCAGTAGAGCCCGGACATTCTTCGCGAGTGCCGGGCTCAATAAAATTGTGTGCTGCCTGATAAATTATTATAGGAGGATTGAAACTGCAAAAGAAAAGAACCGCTCGGATGAACGGTTTTTGCATAACTGTATCAACTATACACAGTATAACATATATGTATGTCGCATTACTGACATCTTTTACTAAACCCTTAACCCTCTTTCCCTTGCAACCATCTTCCTTGCCTGTGCTAACCACCGGTATATCTGCCTATCTGAAGCCGGTATGTGGATTTCCGCTTGATGTACCCTGTCTTGTATGTCGCCCCGTTCAATGTCTTTCCAGCAATCCTTAAAGTATACCATCTCAATAGCCTGCAGGATGCTCTTATGCTCACATACATCCAGTGCATACAGTACCTTGTCCACAGCCTCGATGTCTGCTAGTTCGGCGGCGTGCTCAGATATAACCTCTTCTTTTTTGATCAATTCCGATTCTGTCGGGCTGCATACACCTGAGCCTTTTGTGCGCTGCATATCCTCAATGAGATTCTTTATGTATTTATTTCTGCCACCTGACTTGGCGTAGAAACGGAAACATTCAGTGGTATAGTCTCTTATGTTGTCTTTTTTCATATGTGCCGTCACCTCACTCTTTCGGATACCATGAAATTTCTAACTTGTCACTTGAAATTCCCGTTTCAAAACTTACCTTAAAACCTTGTTCATTAAGTTCCTGCTCAAAAGCTTTTATATCTGCATAATTGCAATTCTCGGGAAACCTGTATTCTATCCGGTAACTGCCTTTATCTGCTGCGGTGCTTATTGCAAGATATGTTTTTTCTTTCGCTTCTTCAAATAGTTTATCCCTTGCCTCGCTTGCTTTTTTGATTGCCTGTTCTTTCGATATCTTGAAATTCTCTATCAGCGGAAATGGTATACCGTGTTCTGTTTTGTTCATTAGCGCCTCACCTTCCCCTCTTATCCTCTGTTTAATTGTCAAATACACTATCTCCCCAGTGCTGAAATATTACTTGTTGTAATGCTGCCGAAAATTCTTTCAACTTCTCCCATTGGTTAGGGTTATACTTTTTTAAATAGTCTCTGTGATTGTTCTGGAAAACAAGTTCATTTTGTGCTTCCAAGATTTTTGCATATTCCATCTTTGACAACTTTTCAGGCTTTTGAGATAAATTGAAGAACCCATTTTGAGGTTTATAATTTGATATGATCGCTTCTGCTTCTTTGTTTGTCATTACCTTTTGCTCCCCTTTTATCCTCTGTAATTGTGCAATTCATCAACAATAACCGTGCTAATAATATTAACCCTGCCCTTACTTATCCTTGCCACCGTCTCAACTCCGTAATCCCTGCCGTTTGACAAGTCCACACCTATGATTAACTTGCTGTATACCTTCTTCAAATCTTTGAACGGCTTATAACGCTTGCTGTGACAGGCTCGCAGGATTCTGTCGAGCATCATGTATTTTCCATTTCGCCTGCTGGAATATAAAAGATGCTTATTGAGGAATTTAAACCGTTCATGTATGTTTTTGGCTCTCTTTTTCTTTTGGCGTTTGTTCAAATTTCTCACCCCTCTTATCGTTTGTTTGGAATATCTTGTTATTGCGAATTAAAAATCGCCCTCTATAATCGCTTGTTCTCTGTCAAATTTATGTTCACAATCCTCACAAACAAAAAGTTCCTCATCACTATCACTAACAAAACAAACACTTTCGCTCGAGCATTTGGGGCATATAACTTTAAGCATTTCTTTTATCTCCTTCACATATTTTTTTTTCAAACTTATCGCAAGCCATTGTTTTCTTACAAACCTTGTAATATCCACTGTCTTTACATGTACACTTCAATATTTCTTCAAAAACGATTGATGAATACTGAACTGCATGCTTGCATTCACCGCACTTACTATGGTTTGACATGTTGTCTCTTCCTTCGCATAATTTTATAAATGGTCTTTCCTTTTATTGCGCAATCAGGCATATGGCTGAATACTCACAGTAATAACCTTTTCCCATTCGTAGGCATCAACTTTTGCTTTCGCCAATATATCAAGATTAACTTCATCGGAACAGCTACCTTCTCGCACTATCTCATCCATTGCCTCTTCAACCAGTTCGTCATAGTCATTTGACTTACTGTACATACGTTCCCCGCCTTCATAGCACCATATTTCATTTATCTCTGGCATTCCCCAGCTTGCTATCCAGTAGCTAAAATCATCACTTGAAATACACTCGGTATCAACCATTGGCATAATCCTCAAATCTGGATTTGCCTGTACTAACTCAATAAACTTTTTTATGTTTTCCTGTTGAACTTCCATTTCAGTTCTCATAAATATACTCCCTTCATTCTTCGTATTGTTTATAAAGTTTGAACCTGTTATGCTGTTTCCTTTGCCTTGATTACCCTGTCAAGATACCACTGGGCTTTGCGAAGATCCTCAAGTCCGCCTTTATAACGATACCTGGATAAATACTTAAGCGCATTACCTACGCAGAATCCCTCGAACATTTCTGTCGGCATTTTGTCCTGCAGGTAATCAATAACCTCTATTGTGCCTGTGGTATAATGCTTTGGATGATTAATGTTATCAGCAGCTACCATCTCCATCATCTCGTCAACCTCAGCAGCTGTGTCGATCTTCTTTATTGATTCCTTGGCCTTTTGAACGACAGCTTCATTTGCTACACCTGCAATACCTGCAATCTCTGGATATTCCTCTGTTTCAATAACCGTTTCCACATGCTCTTCGTGGCTGTTGATGTCAGAAATCGCAAATTCATCCGCAATCACTATATCCGTATTTGTTCCAATTAACTTTTCCTTCTTCACACCCTGTTTCTTCCCATTCAGCAACATTGTCACCTTTGCCATAATCATGCTCATTTTCATTGCCGGATACGATTCTGCAAACTGTTCCGCTATCTCTTTTACCGTCATCCCTCTGCCCGTCATTTCCTTTACCGCTTCTTTCGTCATCTTACTCATTTCTTCACCCTCACCTTTCTTCTTCATCAAGTTTCTATAACAGGCAGCTCCCGTGCCTTTCCTGTACTCTTCCATACTGCAGCTTGTCTCTTCCCGTTCAACCTTCATCACGTCCACCATCGGCTTAAACCGTATTTCTATACTATCTTCCAACTGCAATCTATACCTGCGTTGCCTCAGGTCGATAATGTTTATTGTTTCAATGTATCCGGTGTCCTTCCGCAGTCTGAGCATACGATCAGTGATTGCTTCCACAGAGAAGAGACCTATTCTTCGATAGCCACCGGGTTTACTTGTGGTACCTTTTTTGAATTTTAAAAGAAAAACCTTCGTTCCAACCTGTAAATCATTAGCGTTCAATAAAATTCACCTCACTTTTGTACATTTAATCTCACCTAAAATCTTGCTTGCCGCGCTTTGGTTATAGCCTTGTTAAATCTGTTTAACGAAAGCATCGGCATTATACATTGTGCCTGAATGTATGCATTGTTAAAATCCGGGCCTTCAGCGTCACATTTATGCTTTGCATACTCCAAGCCACTAAATATTAAACACCCCTTTGCGTCGCCTGGAGGGTTGTTGTCTAAATATCTAGCTTTTTCAATACCAGTTTCGTCTTTTTCCAAACTGCCTTTTATTTCCACGTACCATTGTCGTTCAGGAAGATAAAAGTCTGGCAAATACCACCCGTATTCACCTAAATCATAACCTTCAGGCTCGTACTCATATTCAATATTCAGTTCATCAAACAATACTGCCCATCTTGCTTCCAATCTGCTCCTAAAAAGATAACCATTGTACTGCGTTTGAATTGGTTTGATATCCATGCCCGTTTTCCTCTCTTTCAAAATTTAGCTGTCACTCACCTCTAAGCCTTGATATATCTATCTTTAAACACTATTATTTATTTCTTTGTGACAGCTGTGACAGCTAAAAGTAAAGAATACTATAGAAAGTAATATATAGGAAAAACTTTGAGATTAGGTGTCACAGCTGTCACTTTGTCTTAAATAAACTGCCCGAAGAGCCTGCCACAACCACATTACGAATGGTGACAGCTGAATTCATTTCCAATCTGCAAATATGTTATGCATCAATGTTTCTCTGTTCATTTTTGGTTTGTATTTCTTAATTAATTTTAATTCATACTGACCATTTGTTAAGTTGCATGGTATTGCATTACAGTCAATAAACGAAAACCATGAAACCGTACTGATAAAATCTTTTGTCTGAGGTTCTGTTCGACGCCTATGCTGTTGTAATCGAAGCTTTATATCAATCGATTTCCCGATATAAAGCAATTCCTTATTCGAGCCAAATAGAAAATAAATACCGGACTTTTGCCCAATTTTCTTCAAATTCTCTTTGGTAAACTCGGTTGTTTTCAGACCAACCATAACATCATCAATCTCTTTAGTAACCATACATTGCACTCCTTTATAATTTTGACCTCGTATATTTATCTAAGCCATCATCATCAATCCCATCGAGCACACTGCCTTGAGATGATTCGTATTTGTATTTGCTTGACCTATATTTACTGAAGCTGGCTGTGCTGGAATTTTCAATTAACCTTAACCCCCTCCACACACTCCCGCTGTTGGTGCGTTTTTTTTCAAATCCTTTCAGTGCTAATTCATCTGCAAAGTCTCTTGATCTCCTGACATAGCTTTCATTATTTGCAGCACACCAATTCTTGTAAGACTCGAACAGATTTCCCCCTGTTTCCTCATACTCTCCCATTTCGCAGCATTCAAGAATAAAATTGCTTATCCAGTCCTCAGCATTTTTATACATATCTGTGGCTGTCTTGACAGATTCAGGTGCTATAATATTACAGCCGTTCGCAATGTATTTACTTGCCCCATCCACAATCCAGGAAAGAATAGCGTCACCATCTTCATTGAATAGCACACTGGCATAATCTTTAATTTCTTTCTTACCATCGAATACTGCTTTGAATGGCACCACCGCAATTCTTCTCCAAGTACCTGCATCGGTACTACCAACTTTAGGCAAATGATTTGTGGCGAAAATGAGCGTATGCCCGGGAATGAAGCTTCTCTGATTTTGATACATCTTTTTTTCAATTACCGGTGCCGTAGAAGACAATTTTTTAAGCACTTTAGAGGAAAGCCTTTTACCTTCCTCGCTTTCTTCAGCCCAAACAAATCTTTTGCCCTCAACGGAAATAGCGCCATTGCTCATTTGCTTACCATCTCGCTGCACCATTAAATCATCAGCATCTATGGTGCAGGCGTAATCTCCAAAAATTTTGTCCATACAGTTAAGAAAAGTTGTCTTGCCGTTCCTGCCTCCACCGTAGAATATACACATGCCTTCATAAAATACTTTTCCTATTGCCGCCATTCCGCACACCTGCTGAAAATAGTCTGCTAATTCATCATCGTTACAGGTAATGTCCTTTAAAAATTGGTCAAACTTATTCATTGATTTCCCTGGAACATAGTTTGCATTAGCAATTTTGCTCATCTTATAGTTAGGATTGTGGGGTAATAATCGCTTTGTTCGAAGGTCGATTACGCCATTCTGGCAATTAAGCAAAAAGGCATCTGTATCTAGCTCGGATGCAGTTATTGGCAAATCTGACTTTGCAAGCTCTATCATAGCCTTTATACTCTTTTCGCTCTTGCCCTTGATGGTTTCTTTAAATTTTTGCTTTGCCATTTTTACCTGCTCTTCTCCTGCGGCATTTCCAACTTCCCTGGCGGCAATTGCAATCATTTCAGCGACGGTGTCTTTAGCCATGTTAACAACCTCCAACACTTCATCTGCTTTCCAGATTTTTTGTTTCCACATCAGCCAGCTTTTTGTTTGAGCGCACCATAATAATTGACCTTTGTACTTTAAAGAAAACACCTTGCTTCGGCCTAGGTCACTGGTTGTATCCTCTGGAGGTTTTTCAACTACGCTACTAACAAGTGCATCAAGTCCATTATCAAATTCTGGTACTTCCTCCGGTATCTTATTTCTCCTTGGAACGTGCGGAGTGTAAAAACTATTACACCCACTTATAGCCTCATCGATAGTCATTTGTGCATATGTTTTAGCGCCGCGTCTTTCGTCCCATTTTGGCCGCATCAGGCCTGATTGTCTGAACATCCTATCGATTGTAGTAAAGATCCCGCCAGAGTAAAATGCGAGCTTATTACAAAGTGATAGGTCTGCTTCGTTTTGTGATTTAAAGTAAGGCTTCCAGTTTCCATCAAACAAAGCACCAAATTTTGAACCTTCGTCTTCGTCCAAAATCTTATCAATTATTTCATCATCAGAAAGATAGCCTCCGCTAACAAAAACCGGCATTTCGTTAACGTTTTTAGTGGTTTTTGCATCGTTTTTGCCTGTTTTTTTAACATTTATGTACCTTTCGTGCACTGAAGCCAGTTCACCCGTCCGCTCCTCAATTGAGGTATGGGCATCATCCAGCGTATTCCCAGTTACAATAAAATACCTACCTGTGGAGTACATTTCCAAATCATCCTTGCGCCTGCCGCCCTCCGGTAGTTTGCCAGAGCAGATAATATGTATCCCGTTCCCGCTCTGACTATACTCTGTGTAGCTGTCCAGTGTGGCAATAATATCCTTCGCCCTCTCCGTCAGCTGCCCGTCTTCTCTGCAGTGATCTATGTCCACACCAACTATCCCATCACCGTTGAACATAAAGCCTATGCCGCAGACAGCAATGTCCTTTATACTTCCCCTGACAGCTGCCTCAACTGCATCCTGATAAGTACCCCAGGTAGCAGGGTTATTGCTCATAGCCCTGCCACCAGTAGCGGGATTAATCGGCATTTTTGCAGGATTATCAGGAGTCCCGTCCTTGTTAAAACGTTCCTCCCACCTCCAGCAAACCCACCTGTCCAACTCTTTTAATTCCCTTGGTATGTTGTCAAAGTTATTACGATTGTCAAAGTTCATTTGTACGCCTCACCGCCCGCTCTAAAAAGGTATTTCCATGTGCTCCTTCAATTCTGCTTCCGTAGCCCCTGCCCGCTTAAGCAACTGCCAAACATCATTCAATGTCGCAAGTAGATTGAGATACATGGGTCCGTACTGCTCTTTTTGCTCTGCTGTTGCCGCATCACTCTCCAACCAGTTCCCCATCTGTTCCTGCGTCCTTGCAAGCTCCGCTAACTTATCTAACGTGGCAAGCTTTTCATAGCCACCCAACTCAATCTTATAAGTATAATCATCTGCAACAACAACCTTGAAAACATGCTCCTGACCTGCCATAATTTACACCTACTTTCCGAGCCATGGGAATTGCCCTTGTTGCGCCGGTTGACCTTGCTGCCCTTGCTGGCTTGCTGGCTGGCCTTGTTGCTGACCGTTTGCCCATGGTGCCGCTGCCGGCTGCTGTCCTGCTGGTTGCTGTGCTGCCTGTTGTCCCTGATTCTGCTGTCCTGCCCCCTTCGCCCAATCCGGTTCAGGTCCATTCTGTGGATTTGATTGAGCCCCAGCACTATCCCCATCCTTCTTGCTATCCGCAAACCCGACCTGCTCTGCAACAATTTCCGTAACATAATGTTTGACCTGCTTGTCATCGTCCCAGCTTCTAGTCTGAATTCTTCCTTGTACCCACACCTGCTGCCCCTTCTTGAAATACTTTGAACAAAATTCTGAAGTCTTTCCCCATGCCACCACAGGAAGGAAATCCGCGTCCGGCTGCCCATCCTGCTTAACTCTCCTGTTTACTGCCAGCGTGAAGCCTCCTACTGCTGTGTTATTGGCTGTGTACCTCTGCTCAACTTCTTTGCAAAGCCTACCTATTAACGTACAATTATTCATGCCTTTCCGACCTCCTGTATTTTAAATATTTTGTTAACTTGCGTATTTGCATATGGTCCTTCTAGCGCGAACTAATAACCTGTTGTCTCACAATCTCGCTGGTATGAACAACCATCGTCTTTTTCAGGCTCAAGGATATGCCCGTTGTAAATCCTTGTAAGACGTACATATTCATCGCGTTCAATTTCTCGTATAGCTCCTGGTTGCTTAAAGTGGTCACGTATTTTTTCTGGCTCCGCAAGCGCTGCTGCCGAACCAGCTTTAGCCTCTACCAATAGTGTGTTTTTTGAATCGGGTAAATCAAAATATCTTCTCATTTCAGTTTCAATCTCCTTCACATTATTTTTTATATTCTGCTCTTCCTCACCTTCGGACCTCCCGATATTTCGCACCCCAGCCCCTGATACACCTTCACCCGTTCTCTAGCCCAGTTCTTACAAGCCGTAACCTTACCATCCCAAATGTCATAAACCACCGGCATTGTCTTCCCCTCAAACGGTCTCATAACCCGCCCCACTGCCTGCTGAATTGAAGTCCGGTCTCTGTGTGGTGTAATCAACACCAACTTATTCAGCCTCGGGATGTCAAGGCCGAGCTTTGCCAGCGCATATGTTGCAAACAAAAACTGATACTTTCCTCCCCTCATGCCATCTATAATATGTTCTCGCACCTTTTTCGGAGTCGTCCCGCTGATAAATTCAGCGTTTTTGCCATTTGCGCGCAATGAAGAGAAAATCATCCCAAGATGTTCCAGACTGTCACCCAGCACCAAGCAATAATCCTCGGGCATAATATTTGCTGTCAATGTTCTGTGAAGAATTCGCTGTCTGTCAGCATCCTCCCTCATCGCCCCATACATCTGCTGCACCGACAACATTTCCTTCTCCCCGTCCTCGTCCACAGACTGCTCATAGACAAAATCTGTCTCAATGAATTCAACCCTAGGTTTCATAACACTCAGCCGCGGATCGTCCTGCGCCACCTCGTAGAATTTAGGACCTATAACATGGAACATTGTGGAGATAAGGCCGTCTGATCTATGCTCTGAAGCTGTCAGCCCAAACCGATAAAAAGCAGGAAACTGAGATATAACAGACTCAAACATCCGGGCTTTTGCCGCGTCTTTAAATACCAGGTGCGCTTCATCGATTACAATGCACCCGAACTTATTTTTTATAGCTGTCAAGTCTCTTTTACTTAAAGTCTGCACCGTGGCAAATGTGATATGCGTCCCAATGCTCATATTCTGCCCCTGTATAACCCCTATCTGGTTCCCCTTAAGCCCCAAAAACTTCACTGCACTGTCCATGCTCTGCTGCAACAAATCCATTGTGTGGGTAATCCATAAAGTAGGCTGCATAACCTGCCCAATCATCCCCATACCGCAACATGTCTTACCACTCCCACACGGTGCAATAAACACCCCCTGCTGCCACTGCTCCGCCAATTCCGGTACGGGCTCCTGATAATCTCTCAGCTGTGGGCCAGCAGGAAACTCAATCTCAGGCAGCTTAATGCGGCGATCATCCACCATGTTCCAACTCAGCCCCACCAAATTCCACAGCTGCGCAAAATAGCCTCTCGGCAGTATGTACTCCGTGGAATTATTAACCTTCTTCTCGCTATAGAGCTTGATATATTCCGAGAAGAAACAATACCTGTTAAGTCCCATTCTCCGCTTCTTATCGAACTCTGGGTTTCTGATAGTCAACTCTGCCTTAATTTGCTTCAGTATCTCTTCCGGCACATCACGGAGCCGGATTACGCTATCTAATGTAAGTTTCAAAGTTAGACCTCCTTAAGTAATTCGGCAAGCTTACATCCTTCCTTGTGACCATCCTTACGCGTTGCATGGCATAATGGACACTTAGGTATTTGATAATGCTGACCGTACCATTCAATTTGCTTCAGCATTGCTCTGTACGCCAGTGCGGTTTTAGCCGCTCTTGTCGTACAGTCTGTCATTCCGCCCTTTGTACCTAAGCACTCAACACAATTATGGGCTTTACATGTTGCTACAGCTTCAAGTTCGTGCTTTTTCAATAGCAAGTTCCATCGCCCTCCTTCCAATTCCATAACCCCTGCATCCCTTTAGCCGGCACCGGCACCGGTAGCGGCTGAACATCTTCCAGAATCCAAGCATAACGTCCGGGCGTGTAATCGCCGAAATGATATTCGTTGCCGTCTATGACCCTTCCAACATCCGTGATAGCCCATGACGTGTCTCTATTCTCGCTCCTTATCTTCTCGCACCCTACCAACTTCGCAGTAGCAACCACCTTCCCGAATGGCCCGACGCCATGCTCCAGATTATAAAGCCATGAGCCGGTATAAATATTAATCCCAAGCAGTTTTGCAAACTCTCTGCACAATATCCGGGCGAGTACCGGCATTGCCTTCGTGGCATGTATCGCAATCCTCTGCCCTATCAGATAATCCGGCGCTTTCCAACTTCGTGTCTCTATTTTCTTATGCCCGAGTGCTATCAGCATTGCCCACAAAGTCCATAATGATATCGCTTTCATAACTCTTCTCCCTTCAGCCCCTCCGGCCATTCCTGTATCGAAAACTGCTCATATAACGGAGACTTCACAAACACTGGTACGCCTGCCGCCTTGCACTGGTCAATTATGCTCTGTACCCACTCCGGCTTCGGTGGCACTGCTCCGGCTCCAGTCTGTTGGCCGATAATAACCCAATCAAGAAACTGAACATTTCGTAAAGTAATTTCATTTATTTCTCCTAGCAATGGTTCTATGGATAAAAACCTTTTCGCCCTCTTCTTTTGGTCGTCACCTGTGGCACAAAACAGATCATACCCTTTGTTTTGCATATCATCCTGATTAGTCACAGTCGCCCCAAACCACATATTGCAGCGGTAATCGTTATAACTTCGGTAAATTTTTGAGTAATTGTAAGGGTTCTTCGTCAGGAACAAATATTGATGATAATCTGCTCTCTTACAAGCACTAAATACATTTTCTATCCACTCATCCGGCACCCATTCCCCAAATAAATCACCTGCGCTCACAACAAATATCTTTGATGGCTTCTTTACTTTCCCTGGCTCATCCAATTTTTTAGGGTTAAACATCGGCTCAAAGCTCTTGTTAAATCGATGATACATAGCCTTAGCGTAGCAGTATGGGCAACCATGCAGGCAGCCCGTGACCGGATTCCAAGTATAGTCACACCATTCAATGCCGTCTTTACCTTGCTTGTTCAAATTAACCCCCCCCTCCCTCACATCCATACCGATTCATCATCTGGTATGGTATCAAAATTAATATAATGCTCCTTAACCCAGTCAGGGACATCTCCACCCCATATACGTCTTATGTCCCCAGCAGTAAAGCCTACCACTCCTCCGCTTTGCTTTACGGCAATGTCAAAAGCCGCACGGATACTGCAGGTTATTTGTACAAAAAACCTATTCTCATCATACTCGCCGTTCTTTTCATTCCATTTCCTGTACTCGTCAAAAGAATTGTCCACACTCTCACTGCAATCCGCACAGTCCCAGCATTCTATTTCTTTCCACGTTTCGTTACAATCCATTGCCTTAAAGAAGGACTCAACCTCCTTTGCAATTTTATCCCGCCGTGCCTCTGTAGTATTCGGATAGTTTCCGGCCATCCTTGCTGAAAATTCCTTCCAACGGTCGTACTGTTCTTTTGTCATCAACCCATCACCTTCCCCATCACCTTCATATCCCAACCCCCTGCCACCTTCGGCAGCTCCGGATAATCCAACATCCTGATACTCCCCCGACACCCGCTGCAAACTGCAGCACTTACGGCATACCATGGAATCAAAAACGCCCTCTTTTCATCTTTTAGCCACAACCCCACTACAAATGCGTGCCCCTTACCAATCAATCCCTCAAACTCATTCAGCGCATCCCGCTCATTGTCTGATATCCAGCTATAAGCTATAACCGGCTGTTCATCCGTAGTCTTGACCTCCAGCATGTACCCGCCAAACTGCCTACGTACCGCAATAAAATCGCACTTTGTACCATTGCCCAGGTTAACCTGCTTCTGCCGCCAGAATCCGGATTTTCTGAGGGAAGAGCTGATAAGGCTCTCCCCCTTCTTTCCCAACTCCCTGTTATGGTTGTTCCGTTCCCTCTGTGTCATTGGCTTCTGCAGCTTCGTCAGGCTCTGTATCCTCTGACTCTCCGCTATCTCTTCCGGCGTCATCATCCATGGTGGTGTCTGTGGGATTGTATGCTTTGTCAACTGCTTGTCTGAATGCTTCCTCAACTGTTTCTCTGAAATGTCTGCTTTCAATCTTCCCATCCTCCCCAAACTTCAGTAATGACAACACCGCCGGAATTTCAATTTTCTTTGTCACCATTGGGCAGATCATCACAACCCCGAAATCGTTGTACCAATAAATACCGCCATTGATATCCCCACTGAAGCATGGCCCTGTCGGCGTCCCTTCTCCCGCATCAAAGTCAACCTCACCCTTGTCAACCATGTCAAGGTATTCCTGATTGACTCCGTATACCTGTCTGTCGGGCCCCTGTATCATCCTGATATCGTGATTTTCAGTAAGCATAATAGGAGTGACAACCAACTTCAAATACAAATCAGTTCTTATGATATTTCTAAGGTAAAATTCATCCACAATCTTGTACTGCGGATCCTGCTTCTCCTTCTCAACCGTAAACATCTCGCCCGGCTTCGGCAGTGTCCCGGCCAACAGCATAACCACCGCCTTAATTTCATTTGATACATGCTGATTTTTAATCCACACCACCCAATGCCCCGACGAGATCAGCATCCCGTCATTGATATTGCCGATGTCCAAACGGTAGTTCTTGTAAGCCTCTTTGACCTGTTTTGTAAATCGTCCTAAGTGTAGAAACATTTATTTGGCCTCCCTTTCCGGCACTTCAGGCACCGGCATCCAGCATTTTATTGCTTTTGCCTTTATTACAGGCATTTCAGTGGGTTTTGTGTATGATGCATTTCCGGTATTATTTACCGCCCACCATTCTGTGGTTAAATATTTGAACCTTGTAGCTGTGTAAACCTTACCGCCTGCACAAATCAAAACTTGCTTTTCAAGTTCAGGCATTCTTTCGGTGCATGGAATCCAAACTCCAAACTTATCCATTGTCACAGTCTCCTCACTCTGCTCCCGTTCTCCGTCATTTCAACATATAACTGCTGCGGGAATCTATTTTTCATGTCCTCATCGTGCGATATTGCCAGAATCCGCATTTCGGGATATTTATTGTGGATTGTTTCAAGTGCATTGCAGTACCCTTCAATGCCGTCCGCATCTAAAAATACAGGCTCGTCCACAAATAACATCCCAAGTTGTAAACCTACTCTTGAAGCCTTTATCATTGCCAACGCAAAACTATTAGCCAGCGCACAGCGTACTTTTTGACCGCCCGATCTGCTGAGATAAGGTAAGGTTCCGTTGTCCACATCAATTATGATAATCTCCAGCGTTGCAATCTCCTTTGCTTTATTGGATTTCAGCACCTTCTCCGTGACAAATTCCAGCCTCATCCTCCCACCGGTCATCTGCCCCAATATCTCATTTGCCGCTGCTTCAAGTTCCGGCACTATGTCCCTAATGATCTGATATGGAATGCCATCCTGAGAGAAGGCTTCTGAAAGAATCTGCAGCTGTGCCGCCTGTTTAGCCGCTGTGGATAGCTCAGCCTGTTTTGCCGTCAGCTGCGCCCTCTGTGTGGAAATGACTTCGAGTTTTGCATTGATATTGCCAATCTGCTGATTGAGTGTGGAAATATCGGACTCAATAACCTTTATCGTTAGCTCATTATCCCTAATGGACTGCCTTAAAACCTCTCTATTATCCGTCAGCCTCTGCAGTTCCGCAATCCTATCGCTTGCCTTCCCGATAGCCAGAACCAATTCCGCCAAATCCGATCCTAACTGCTTGATCGCATCGCCCGTGGACTCCACAAACTGCTTAGCTTTCGGCAGCTGCATTTTCTGTTCTTCGAAGCGTAACAGCGAATTAACCCTGACTTTCAATTCAGCGTGCTTGCTGGTTTCTTGCTCTAATGCCGCAATTTCCACAGATAACAGTTTGAGCTCCTGATCACAATTCGTTATTTTTAATATGAGCTCGGCATCCTGACCAACAAGCGCATCCGCTGTGGCACTGTCAGCCGCCATTTTAGATAGCCTATCCTTTGCCACTCTGAATGTCTTGGCTTCCTGAATAAGCGCATTATGGAAATCTCCGTCGTACTGCAAATTAACAATTTCAACGCTGATTTTGTCTGCAGCATCAACCAGACTTTCAATTCCTTTTTCTCTTTCAGGCCTGTACGCTTCCAGTTGTTCATTGATATTCTTAATACCGTCCTGAGCATCCCTTGCAGACTTAAGGAACTTGCATTTTGCATTTACCGAATCTATGCAGTTAGAATCTTTTAGCATTGCAGTCTGACTTTCAAGCCATTTGAGTTTATCCCCGAAGGAGGAAAGCGCCCTTTCCGTCTCGCGGTCATAAGTACGAGTTGAGGTATCGGCTTCAATTTCCAGCCGCTTGAGTTCCCTGTATTCTGCCGCCTTTTTTTCGCACTCTTCCAAATCCGCCTCAATTGTGTTCTCGTTAACAACCTTTTCGAGCCTCTCCTTGTCCTCAAGCCTCTTCTTGATTGTTGCCAGACTAATGGCAATTTCTTTACGCTTCAACTGCGCAAAACTGAACTCCAGGTTTGCCTTACCGCATTGAACATTCTTATCTTCCAGCATTGCAACCTTGCCATCCAGCGCCGCAATATCAAGCCTAGCCCTGTCAAGTTCAGCACACCTGTCAAGAATGTTCTGCTCACCCTGTAAAAACGTCTCAGTCTCAAATACCCTGTTTTCCAAATCAGCTTTCCGGTTTTTCTTCTCACTGTAGGAATCCGTCTTTACTTTCAGCTCCCGTTCCAGCTCTCCGGCCTCCCTGACGTAGCCATCCATTGCCGCAAGCTGAGCCTGATATCCTGCCAACTCGGTTCTTGCTGCCTGTAAATCCTGTGTGGACACAGCCAGTGAAGTTTCAACCTGAGCCTTTTCGGTGTAGAGATCATCCTCAAAAGCAACGTCACTTTCCAGCTTTTCAATGTCGGTTTTTAATACCTTGATAGTTCGGTTAACATCGGTTAATTTTTCTTTTGCCAGCTTTTCCAGTTCGTCATAAATGCCTAAATCTAATAAGCTTGCAAGCACGTTCATTCTGTCTTCTTTGCTGGCTTCCATGAATTTCCCGTATCTGTCTTGCATAATCAGTACACAGCTCTGAAACGTGTCGCAGTCCATGCCGAGAAGGTCTTTAATTTTCTGCTGTGTGTCGGTAAAGCGTTCGCAGGAATGGTCTTGGTATATCATACCTATAGGGATTCCATCCTCTTCATAACCTCCAGTCAGTTTCGCCAGCGCCAGTGTCGCCTTCCCACTTCTCTGCCTCGTCCTCGTCACTCTCCACAGATCATCACCCAGCTTGAATGTAAACGATATACTCCCCGACTTCTCCCCGTTCCGAATCCATCCAGTAAGCTCCTTTTCCCGGGTCTCTTCATACAGACAATCAGTAATGGCATCCATAAATAAACTGCTCTTTCCGCTGCCGTTCTTGCCGTTGACCATGGCAAAGAATATGTCCTCAAAAGAAAGCTTTTCTTCTGCATAGCTGCGGTAGTTGCGGACCTCGATTTCCACAGGCAGGAATAACCCGGAAGTGGTACCGATGGGAGAACTGGCTTGGGCCTCTTCAATGATTTCAAGTGCATATTCCTTAAGAATGGAATCAGGAGTTATTTTTTTTTCATTTAAATACCTGTTAAGACAATCCCCCACCGTCAGCTTCTCCGTCATTCTGTCCCGGTTCACTGCAGCCGTCACCTTCTCCGGTCTAATCTCCGACACATAATAAGCACCGGCAGCATACAGGTCACGTTCCAACTTCTTTTTGTCTAGGGCCTTTTCTGTTTCGCTGTCGCAGGTGTAGAGGACACGGACGACCTCTCCGCCAATCCCGCAATCACAGAAAAAGTTTTTGCCTGCAATATAATTACTTATAATTTCTTGATTACCTAAAAGCGTATGGAACTCCCTGGCAGGTGTCTTTATAAACTCATAAAAATTAGTAATGCCACCATGGTTCAACTGTGTTATCCAAAACCCCTTCTCATGCCCTTCATCATTGAAAGTATTTGCATCTATCGAACCCGCATAATAAACCGGCTTGCTGCAAGCCATTACCCTCTGCGCCTTATGTATATGCCCCAAACAGACCAAATCAAAAGCAGAATTATCCAGTGTATTAGTATCCAAAACAACCTCATTAGCCTGAAAAACATGCGTCCCATTGTCCAACTCGCAGCCCACAACCGTATGATGCGCCATAAGAACCGATGGTATTGTGGAATTAACCTGAGCCGATAAGCCCTGCACAACGCTGGCCAATTGCTGAGTAAATACCTGATTCTCTTCCTCTGCTGACAGCCCTGGGAACTGAGCTCGGAAGTGTCCTTTGTCGAAGCCGGGCAGACCTGCTATTTGGATGGGACCGGACTTGGTTTGGATGATTGACATTTCAGGCAAAACGAAGAATGTAACATTATCATTGGTTAATGCAATTAATGCTCCGAATTGTCCTGGACCATCATGATTTGGTGTGCCGTAAAGAACCGTGACAGGAGCAATCTCTGATAGCTCGTTTAAATAATCAGCCGCTATTTGAACCTCTGTCAAGGCTCTTTCAGCCCACACCTTTGCAGTGTGAAATATATCGCCCGCAATTAATATAATGTCCGGCTGCTCTGCCCTAGCTGTCTCAACCAAACGGTCAAGACAGCGCATAGTATTCTCCATCCTCTTCATTGGATCATCGCACTGAGGGCCTACATAAGCCCCCAGGTGCCAATCTGCGCTATGTAATATCTTCATGCCTGCTCACCTTCCTTGTATTCTTCATTCCAGCAAACCGCGCATTCGTCAGCGCCTGTGTCGCAGAATACCGTTTCTATGTCAAATAAATCTGACGGACATTTACCTTCTATGATTTCATCTTCTGTCAACTCCGGATGCAATTCCTTAGCCTTTTCTAACCTCGTCATGCCTCATTTCCCCCAATCTTAATCAAATGACTTGCTTCCAAATCCGCCGCATGCAGCGCCACAATAGCCGGGTACAACTCCATTGCATTGCTCAAATCCCGGTAATCATCTTTGGCTATGTAACCGCCCATATGCCACCGGATCATTGCTATTTCCTGATCAGTAAGCTGTATAAATCTGAGAAGAGTAATGACGCTCTTTTCGCCATGCCCGACAGGAAATGAATCCTTGACCGAATACACAACCGGTATTTCTGGGAAAGGTTCTCCTAGTTTATTCTTTAGCCAATCAATCAAAATCGTTGCAATTGCAGCTGGGACAGATCTCTTGAATTGCCCATCTTCAAGATACTTTAAAAGCGTCTCGGGCTTTTCTTTGATTGAACCGCTTTTCTGTGTCCAGAGGCTGCTAAGATAATCATATTGAGCCTTGCTGCACGGTTCGCCGCCTTCTTGGTAAAACCCTACCTTGCAGAGGTCATGACATAAAGCAGTAATTGCAATAGCTTCCTCCGACAATCCCAGACTGTAATACCTGTTCTTTTCCGTCAGTACATACCACACATGAAGCGAATGTTCAGCCAGCCCGCCATCATATGCCCCGTGATACTTTGTAGATGCAGGAGCGGTGAAGAAATCGGAATCACTTAAAAAGGTTATTAAGCTTTCAATCTCTGCCCGGCCGGTATTTCTCAATATGTCGATAATCTGGGTCTTTTGGTCTTGAATTTGTTCAGCTGTTAACATTGCCTACTTCCCGCCCTTCTTTGCCGCTGCCCTCGCTACCTGCTGACATTTCGTACAAGCGATGACCCCAAACTCCGCCCTGCTCTTATCCGCGACATTTTTCGATACCTCGGCATTACAATCCGGATTGCTGCAATGGTACTTTTCTTCCTCCGGCGGATTATCCCAGGGTTTACCCTGCTCTTCCGGCTGTTCTGCTTCATAGTCATTGTCAATTATTTCACCTGTGGACATATCCACATCGCTGCGCCCTTCCGGTAATGCCTGCTGCGGAGCATTCAACATCAACCCACTGCCATACAACAAATTCGAACTTGCTATAGCCCCCGCAATCAATGCCTTTTTAACATCAGCATCCCGGGCATCTAGCACCGGGTAAATCACGATAAATGGCTTTTCCAGTTCTGCTAAACTGTAAGCACTCTTTATACTGAGTCCCTTTCGTATACACCTACTAAGTGCCTTACTCTCCGCATGTTCATAAGCAAAAGCCTTTGTCTGCTTGATTTGCCCCTCTGAGGCATTGCCCATATTAGAGAAGTCCAGTTCCCTTGTAGCCTGTACCAATCTCCACCCTCCCGACAGTTCCGGGAACTTCACAATAATTCTGCAGGCTACATTTGCACTAGCAGGACAGCTTCCACACTGCGGCGCTGTTCTGGTAGCCTTAACAATATCAATGCACTTGTCGCAGACTTTGGAGCGTACCCGGGATGAATCCACAATCTGACCATTAGCAGCTGTAAACAGCTTCATCAACGCCTTGTGGGTTAAAGCATACATTCCCTGTCCTGCACTCTTTTCCTGGTATATATCCTTGTCTGGTAGATTTGTGGACACCTTGACCTGGTTAATTACCAATCTGTATATTGGATTGACTTCCTGAATTGACTGCACCGGCACCAGCAAATTGTATTGCTCCGGATTGAAGTCGTTTAAAATGTTATAGCTCTGTTCCATTTGCTTTTTAACCCCTCTCATGTTATAGTGAAATTAGATATTTTTTCTTAGCCCCTTACCGGGCTTTTTCTTTTAGGTTCTCATTTTCTGCGGTCAGTTCTTGAATCTGGTTCTGCAGTGACAGTATGTAATCTTTTATTAGTGTGGATGATGATTCAATCAATGCTTCCACAGATTCAATGCTGTCAACGTAATCATTTGTTTTGAATAATGGGTGTGGCATATTAAGACTCACCTTCTTCAAAACTTTCGAAGCTTTTGCAGTCAAACAGTTCAAGTTTATTCTGCATTCCAACTTTCGCTTCCACTGTGGGCAAAACAATTTCACCCGGATTCTCGCAATAACCAGTTTCCACATCGTGGTGTTTACAGCAATCCCAATCGCATTTAACCTTTGACACCTTCAACACTTCCCTTCTCTGTGCGCCTTCCTTAGTCCGTCCCTGCAAGCCCCGCAAATCTGTTTCCCGCCAAACGGCTTCAAATCATCCGTACCGCCGCAAAATTCGCATTTCGTCTGAAACTTCCTTAAGATAATGTTTTCGCCGTCAACGAATATCTCCAGCCTGTCCACATCCTCAACGATATTAAGTGACTTCCTCAGTTCCTTCGGTAATACTACTCTGCCCAGTTCATCTACTGGTCTTGTCATGCCTGTTGCTTTCATAATTCAATCCCCTCTCATAATTTAATATTAATATGCCTCTCCGTGCTCCCCAGCGGCTTTGCCGCCTCCCGCTTTTTCTTCTCGTCCCACCTGTCAAGTGCCCCATTGACTATGTACAGGATGTACCCTGCCCCTCCGCCTATCATCATGCACAGGATTGTGATGACAAGCACTCTGATAAACGGGTGTAAATCGTGTAAAATCATGGTGCGACCTCTCTATCCATTCGGCGGAACTTCTGACGGCAATTACGTTCATCCTTATGTTTCCATAGCCATTTCACACAGTGAAAGTAATATTTGATTAGCTTCATTTTGACCCCCTCCTTACGCGTACATCTTGACAGGATGCCGCAAATTGTACTGGTATACTGCTCTGCGTTTCGGCTTGCTGAGTTTGGCGAGTTTGGTTGCTTTCCTGCGGCGTTCAATAGCGGCTTTCTTAATTGGATCTTTTGGATTGCGAATGCCAGGAATGATTTTGCATCCCTCAAACTTGCTGGAGTGAATCGGATTTGCATACCTGTTCCCGGCTGCTGACATTGCGAAGATTGCGGCGATTAAACTTTTTATGCCTGATTTGCCTTGACCTGCGTGACCTACTGTACCTATGTTTGGTTTGTTCATACTCTTAACCCCTCCTATAAATTTATTAGCCTTTCGGCTGGTGGGGATGCTGGATTTGAACCAGTCCACGCCGCATTGTGCCGCGCTGTGCCTACTTCCCCATGTAAAGCGGGCAAACCTCATTGATTAGCCCGCTTGTGTTATAATTTAATTTGCTGCTAGTACCGTATCGTGGACTAGTCCGGCACCTCGCTAGACAAAGCCGCTTAGGTATCCGGTAACCGTTGAGTTGTGTACCACTCCTGCCCGATCATCTGCTTTCAATCGGTACAGCGGTATCAGACGATATGACAGTAATTCATACCAGGCATATCCTACAATTGGTTCCATCGTGCTTCCCCTTTCATATAAACTTAGTTAAACTTTGTCTTTTGTGCTGCTTAGAGGTTACAAATGAAAAATAGAATAATTATCAGCCCGCTTTATTTGCCGGGCGCATGGGCATCACTTCCCTTCCTGCCCTATATCCACTATCCGCCCATTCCGGACGGTAAAATATGTGCCTGTTAGCCTGTACCAGGTTGCGAACCAGCGTATGTCGGTTTGCTCATTTAAAACTTTCGATTTTTCAAGTGGCATGTGATAATCTCCTTTGTGATGGTCTTAACCATTTCGTTGATGTCAACAATATGGTGCGGAATATCTTTTTATTACGCATTAACCCAATAAACTCATTTGACCTCTGATCTGGTCTTCGAATTCGCGCCGATGTTCGGCTTCCTTTTTCTGTTGTTTCAGCTTCTTGTACTCGTTATACTTCTGACGGTATCTATAGCTGTCACCGAAAACGTTCCAAGCAGCCTTTACTAAATTCGGCTCAAATGGACGTATTTTCTCCAAATCCTCTACTGCTCTTGCTGATATAGAGCAACCACAGCAGCCTGTCCGCTTAAGTCCATATACCTCATATGCATCTGAATATCTAATGTTGTAATAGTCTTTGTACCATTGCTTGTCAGCATCTGACACGTAATATAGTGGCCTAAGTCTAAATTGTCCGTCAGCTGTTTCCGAGAAGCACATAGACGTACTGTCTTTACGTGGTACAGACCGCATTCCACCTTCGTCCCTGCGTTCGCCTGTGATTACCATATCAAAATCCTTTTGTGCTGCATGAGCCACATGTTTTTTACAGTAATCACAGCACTTGTTACTAACCTTAAAGGGGATTGGATTTTCTTTGATAAAGTCCAGCATATATTTTGAGGAGTTTATAACCAGTTGAATATCAGGTCTTGGTTCTCCCTTGGAATTGCAGCAGCATAGGAAATTAATCGTTGTTTCGCATCCCGGATATCGTTTTTTAAGTTCAGCGCGTTTTGCCGCCTTATCCTCTGCATTTGCGTATTCATCAGCTATTGTCAGTGGAATATTTTTCTTTTGCACTCCCTCCAACCCAGCCGACATAATCTTTGATACAAAAGGCTGTCCATGTTCCCTTGTGGCAAGCACAATGTTCTTTTTTGGTTTATGCTCGGTAATTGTAATTCCGTATAGCTCTTCCATCTTGCTTACATGACGCTTTATTGCTTCCATCTCCAATCCGGTGTTAAAAAAACAGTATTGTACCTGTGGAAGATTAAATGTTTTACGTGCTGTTTCAATGAGATGCAGCATAATGTCGCTATCGCTGCCGCCAGAATAAGAGCAAATCGCATTCGGATATTCAATCAACCTTTTGGCTATGATGCTTTTTATTGCCTCAAATTTGCGCGGCGCTTCAAAATCTGCGTACGGTGGTCTGTCTGTGTATACTCTACTTTTAAATTCTGTGTTCTTATTGGATCCCATACCAAACCTCACTTTTTATTGTGCAATATTTATAAATTTGGATTTTCTTGTTATTACAAACTAAACAATATCCCAGTCAGTCTTCTCAAGTATTTCAAAAAGCTTTGAAACTTGCGGGCTTCTCCATGCCGTCATTGCGTAAGAATGAACTGTATCGTTATAGTGGTGCTTATTGTTTTGAATATGCTCTTTACACTCTCTATTAGTGAGAAACATTGTATCTTGTACTATCTCTTCTCTGTTTCTGTAATTGCAGATTGAATATTGTCCAGAAGCGTATTCTTCAAGAAAGTCTTTGATTTCTGAAATGTCTGTTATAAAATATTCGTTTCCATCTTCGCAGAATATTTCAAGAAAACCGTTGTGGCATTCGCATTTTGTAATTATGTCAAACTCTTTCTTTATCCAGTCTGCTATATTTTCTATAACCCCTTCAAATACGCTTTCGGCTGCACTGGTATCATAAATGCAAATGCCATCTATGTTATCATCAACCCAATAATCTTTAACGGTTTGCATAACTACCCAAAACCTTGGATTTGCTTGGCATACAGTATCTTGGGTTATCATTTCGTGTTGCAAGTTTTTTAAAAATTCTTTGTCTTCCTGATTCATAAAATCATTCCTTTCATTTCGCCCTCTTTATAAACTCCGTCCTACTCCACCTCCCACACTTCCAGCCATACCCTTCCAAACTCATTGCAACTTTTAGCACTTTTCATGTACAAATCCAACCGCCCCTCTGTAATGTCCTTACCGCAATCCATCACCGTGAAAACTCTGTCAAAGTAGGGGATATACAACCGTGTGCCTATCGGATACTCTTTCAGCCATGCCGCAACATATCCGTTCTGCACATACTTACCTGATGCTGTTATGCCATATGTGGGGTCGCTCGGCTTCTTGCTGCAGGAACCTTCCCAATAGGCGGTACATTCCATTATGCGGCGGTTGCGCTCTGTACCTCTGCTTGTCTTGTCCTGTCCAAGCCGTTCCTGTGCCTCTTTTAACTGTGCCGATAATTCATCAACTTGCTTCATATACTGCCAGCATTTGGCGTGCAGGCTGTCTAGTTCGGTCTGTAGCGTGGTGTTTTGCTGTTGTGCGGCGTATAGTTCGTTTTCTGTTGTGATTAGGCTTATAAAAGTGTATAGGGTGACGATTAGGGCGATTATGTAAACAAATATTAATTTAGGTTTCATTGGGTGCCTCCAATACTTCTTTTATCCCTTCCAGCACATACTCCGGGCAGCATACCGCAACAGAGTTGCCAGCGGCTTTATAGCGCGGACTGTCTTTCACCCTAATAGTTTGTACCCTGCCCTTTTTATTAGTGACCTGCCAGGTTATATCTGTCCATCCGTCCGGGTAGTCTTGAAGTCTTTCGCATTCTAGTGGAGTAAGTCTGCGGACTGAATAACCCACTCTGACCGGGTTTTGATAATTGAGCGATTGACCACCATTTTCTTTACTCTGGAGCGTTCCGGATAAATCGGCGTTCTCGTACATGTTCCGGCAATCTACAGCACACACCAAATTATAATGTTCATCCCCTGCCGGTCCTCCTGTACCTTTTGCCCATTTGCTGGATACTGTTCCCGCTATCCCGGAAGGCTGGCAGTTGATTTGCTGTTTTTCAACAATAGCTGGTACGTGCGCCGTAGAGCATAATGGGTGGCATGGATCCCCATACTTTGGGTTATTACCGTTCTGCGGGCTAGTTATCTGAGTTGTGTCAAAAGGTAAAATAGATTGAACTACCGCCATACCTCCCTGATTACACGCTGGACTCCCTCCGTTTTGGTCAAGTGTTCTGCTTGTTTCGGCTTCGTATATGCCACTGTAGGGATTGCTTGACTTCATGCTGTTTGAAGCATCTGAGCATATGCCATAAGCTACTGCCGGCGTAACATCCTTCCTGAGTGTCGGACTTATTTCTTCCTCATAACCAATGCCTCTTGTTTTTGCTGATTGTTCCGGACAGAATCCAGCCGATTGAATGAGGTATAATCCTGTTTTTGCTCCACCGCCTCCGCCTGTTCCTTTAAGTGTTACGGATACAGAAGGATTTATTTCAATTCTGTCTGATGTTCTTCCGAAATCGAATGTGCTTGTCATTACGTGTGTTTCTGCACCACTTCTTAGCGTAGGACTTAATTCCTCAGAAGGACATAAATTCAAGGTTGCTGAGTTCTTTCCTGAAAACCCGATTGCCTTTCCAACGCCTCTTTCAGCATCCCCGGCAATTCCTTCCCTCGCTTCTCTGCCCTCCGCAAGATGCCTTGACAAGCCTTCGCGCTTAAAAAGTATTTCGGGTGCGGATTGTCCTCCAAAATCTGCGACAAGGAAGATTCTACGGCGTCTTTGGGGGACTCCCCAGTATTGAGCATCCAAGATGCGCCAGGCAATGCTGTAACCGTTTCCCATGATGCAGCCGCTAGTATTCCATTTATCTTTCGGAGGTCGAGGTATTGTAACGGTTTCATCTGCAATCCTGGCTGTTTCTTCGAGGACTGCCCGGAAATCTTCGCCTTTGTTGCTGCTGAATGCTCCGGGGACGTTTTCCCACACCATAAATCGAGGCCGAATATCGTTGCCTGTTCTGCCATTGCTCTTGTCAATTTCTCTCAACTCCCTCACAATTCGTATCTGTTCCATGAATAGCCCTGACCGTTCCCCCGCTAATCCTGCTCGTTTCCCAGCTACTGATAAGTCCTGACATGGACTACCGCCGGTTATAATGTCCACAGGCTCAAGGCTACTGCAATCTATCTTTGTAATGTCACCTACTTGCTTCATGTCCGGGAATCGAATAGCTGATACTTTTAATGGAAACGGTTCTATTTCGCTTGACCATATAGCTTTCATGCCGTTTCGCTGTCCTGCAAGCGGAAAGCCGGATATGCCGTCAAACAGGCTTGCTAATGTTATCATATAATCTGCCTCCCCCTCCCTTATCTCCCCACACCGCAGCCCTGTCGGTGTCTCGGCGTGTTCTAAAACATGCTGACTTGTGCCATTACTGCGTTTAACCTTGCTTGTGCTGCTTCGTAGTAGTCCTTGTCAATCTCAAAGCCTATGTAATTTCTTTTTGTGTTATAGCAAGCAACGGCAGTTGTTCCGCTGCCCATGCAATTATCTAAAACGATTTCGCCTTCGTTGGTATAGGTTTTTATGAGATATTCAAAGAGTGCTACAGGCTTTTGTGTTGGGTGCAAGGATGAGTTTTGGGTATCTGTCGAAAATACTTGTATGCTTCTCGGATACCTTTCTGTTGATTCATACAAATAATCATTCTTCATTTCGCCATACACGTCCGTTTGTAAATGCTTAGCCCTGAATGATTTTTTTAAAATATGCCCTTGGGTTTTTTGAGGATTATATGTACATTGGTTTTTGTAGAAAACGCTTACAATTTCGTGGTTTCTCATTGGCTGCCGTTTCGCATTAAGAAAACCTGTTCCTTTAACCTTGTCCCAAATCCAATCATACTTGAACAGCTTGATATTGCTAAGCCTTAACATACTACTAAATGGTTCGCAACCAGTTAATACAATAGCGCCGTTTTCTTTTATAACTCTCTCGTACTGTTTCCATAGAGGTTCAAAAGGAATTATTGTATCCCATTTACATTGAGTAGTGCCGTAAGGAAGGTCACAGAGAATCATGTCAATACTGCAGGTTTTTATCTCCTTCATACCTTCCATGCAGTCCATGTTGTAAAGTTTGTTTAAATCCAACGCATTTATCACCTCAGATACTTACTAAAATAAAATCGTGTCCGCAATCGTTGCAATGCCCATTCCACCTATCGCCGCACTCTTCCATTTCGCCGTCTTCATTTTCATAAAAATCATCCTCAAGCGTAATGTTTTCGCTTTTACACTTAGGGCACTCAGTATCTTTGATTTTAATAGATCGCCATTGTGACGGTGGGTCTGAACTTAATACGCAAGTCTCGCATGCATCACTTCCTGCATTACTGCAGTTACAACATTCCTTAATGTCAGGTCTATATGTATAGCTGTTCAATTTGTCAAATATCTTGTTATTTATCGCAACAAGCCGTTTGGCATTGTGTATTAAAAAATCCATATTGCCAGCGAATTTCAAGCCAAACATGTCATATACACATGCCATATCGCAATAATTTTTAGGCTCTTCTAAAATTTTATCGCCTAACACATAAACCACCCCTATATTTCAATTTCCCTTTGCATAAAAGATTCTATTTCGCCACCGCATATCGGGCATTGTATTTCGCCAACATCAAAATCATCCACATTATCTAAATTTGCATCTAGTATAATAATGTTTTTGCCGCATCCACATTGGTATATGTCTACCGTTTGCATAATCATTTTAATTCCCCCTTCACTTATTATTTTCGCTTCCACCGTTTGCAGCACGTTTCCATCGTGCATCGGTGCCCGGCTATGCAATTGTCAAGGATCAGTCTGTCCCTCGAATAGGGACAGGTAATAAGCCCTCCGAAGAGGGTGAACATTAACGTAAAATTATTTATATTGTGTAAAATCTTGCTTCGCGCGTTCTGTACTTGCCTATTCCACAAGCAACCATTCTGCGCCCGAACATGGTTTGAGATACCGGAACATGCCCTTCGCATTCACACCAATTCAAGTAATCTTGATAAACCACTGCAGCCTTTATGATGCCGTGCAGCTTTGTGTTTTCGAAGTAATTGCCAATGTGGGAATTGATGTTGTTCGGAGCCGGAAGTTCAATATTGATTCCTGCATAGGAGAATATTTCTCTGATTATCGGTAAGCGGCTCCTGTCTGTTGTGCGTACCATTCTGGCAATTTCCAGCGCCTGGTCCGCTGTGAGGTGTGGCTTGCCATAAGAAGCTCGTTCCATTTCATCAAATTTATTAATGTATGTAGCGGAAAATAGAACACCCCTCTTGCCCGTCATTTTGTTGGCTACAAGATCGCAGCCTTTGCGGGTTAAGAAGTAGCAGGGTCTTTTTTCTCCCTTACCATCAATATAGGTGCTTGGAGCAAAGAAATCGAACGAGCGGAAATCTCCGCCGGTTAAAAATTCCTCGTATTTACGGATGCTTTCAAGCAAGTCCTTATGTTGCTTGCTTACCATCCCAGCGACTTCCCGGCTCTCGATTGCAAATTGCCCTTTGTGGGTAACTACAGTTAGGCCTTTCATCATTAGCTTGTCCTCCTATTTAGGTAAATAAGATAAATGAACATTTGCGATTCTAGGAGCATGAATTAGGCCGGCTTGGTTACATTTGTAACCACTTCGTCAAAAAAAATGTACTTAAACCAATCAGAGATATGTCCCCACCTTGCGGACCATTCCTTTTCCCACTCGCTGCCGAATTTAGATTTAAGATAGCTCTGCTCTGTGGAAATCACAAAACCAATAATTGCATAAGCTTCTTCAATATTAAATAAAGCAACTGTGCCGTGGTCGGTAATTTTCCGATTGATTTTTTGATGAACTGTTGGATAACTTTTCCCGGTGGACTCAGCAATGTTTCCTATTGTAAGACCGTGGCGTTTCATGAAACTGCGAAGATTTGGATAATGAACAGTGTTTAGAAAAGTATCTTGATTGAACATATTAGCACCTCACTTTTTGTATCGTAACTCTCTATGAACTGGTTACGTTTGAGACCATTATAACATACTGGATATCATTGTCAATAGCCTGTCTAAAAAAATATTTACAAAATGGTTACAATCGTTTACAATGTATATATTAAGAAACATGTAGTAATTGGAGGAATAAAACTGTGAACATTAAGGGAATTTTTGGGACAAGGGTTAAAGAGCTAAGAGAAGAAAACGGGTACGGGTTAAGAGAACTTGCGGCAATGCTTGAAATTTCTCATTCTGCACTTATTAACTATGAAAAGGGTGAAAGAACTGCAGATATTGAAATATGTAAAAAGGTTGCTGATATTTTCCATGTATCCGGTGATTACTTATTGGGGATATCGAACGAAAGAAGGTAAATACTATGGCAAAATCGAGAAACCCGAAAGGGTTAGGGCATTACTATAAAAAAGATGGGCTGTTCTGCTGGAAGTATGTAAGGGATGGAAAGCCGCTTTACAGATCACATAAGACAGAAAAAGGCCTTCAGGCAAAAGTTAAAAAGGTAATCGGCCTTGCTGTCTGCAATGACAAAACGAAAGTATCAAAATATTTTGAAACCTGGCTCGATGAATTCGTGCAAGCTATGAATAAAAAAGCCACTTATGATCAGTATGGTTTTATATATAAAATTCATATCAAACCCGTAATAGGTGATTATAATATGTCTTCTATTACAACCACCGACATCCAAAAAGTAATTCTTGCAATGAATAAAAAAAAGTACGAGAAAAAAGATAAAGATGGTAAAGTAATAGAAACAAAAATAGGGACCTCCACAAAAACAATGAAGCACGCTAAAACCGTTATGAACGGAGCTTTCACAAGAGCATTTAAAATTGATAAGATCATACCGGAAAACCCCGTAAAAGACATTCTAATACCGGACAAGCAGCCTAAAAAAAGAAAGACACTGAATACTGATGAACTGGCAAGTTTCCTCACATCATTGCAAGGCTCTCGCTGGTTGTGGTCCGTAAAATTTGCCCTTGTGACAGGTGTAAGACGCGGAGAACTGCTTGCCTTGAAATGGGCTAATATAGATTGGGATAATAACAGAATAATAATAGAAGAATCGGACAGCACATCAGGCCTTGGTGACACCAAAAGCGCAAGGGTTCATTACGTCCCACTGTCTCAATTTGGTAAGGTTTATTTGGACAAGCAAGTAGCTATGCTTTTAAAGGAAGGCAACAAGGTTACATTTAAAGAAACAGGCGAACAAATGGATCCAAAGGAATTAAAGAAGACGGACCGCTTGATATTCCCCAAAGAAACTGGAGAAATGGTCAAACCCAATACCTATTATCATATGATAGTAAGGTATGCCAAAAAATCCGATATAAAGGTTCATCCGCATTGCTTCAGGCACACGTTTGTATACAATATGAGAAATAAGATGTCGCTGAAAGAGCTACAGGATGCACTAGGCCATGATGAATCTACAACTACATTAGATATATACGGCGATATGATCAACGACACAACCGATGCTGTGGCCTCTAAAATCGATATGGTATACACCGGAGTGGAGGTAAATATTGCGAATAGACAAGCTGAAAACTTAGCAGAAAAAGAGGCTGAAAAAGAAGCAAAAGAACAGGCTGAAGAGTGCAAAATAATTGATATGTTTTCACGCAAAAAAGCAAATTAACACCCACTTAAAACCTACTTGATAATACTAAAAAGGTCTTTATAAACGGTAATTAGAAAGGATGGTAAAACAGATTCAAAGCTTAGAATTATAACGGTTTCAAGATATTTTATAAAGGTAACTTTTGCCGAAGTAACTTGGTTCGGGACCAAGAGGCCGTGGGTTCAAATCCCGCTACTCCGACCAGTAAAATAGCGGGTTTCAAGGAATTGATTCCCGCTATTTTTGTATCAACACCTACTTAAAACCTACTTAACATTCAAAATGCCTATTCCATCAATAAAACCCTGCTTGTATAAAAGAACCTCGCGATTTGCAGAGGCTTTAATGATTTCTTGCTCAATTTCATTGTATTCCTTTAGTTGTTGTGGAGTAAAACTTTCCTTTAATTTTTTCTCTAAACGTATAATTTTATCATTTGCTATCCGGTACATTTCATTGTTTAGTAAAATTTCGTCACATCTTTTGCAAATAGCCTCGTTAATCAGATTGTCCATAACATTTCTCCTTCTGCTCTTCAATTTCGTCGAACACCAGTTCTATTTTACATTTAAAGTATACTACTTCACGCTGGTAAATCAAGCCCAAAATTTCCAATCTTGTACTTGACTTTTCCAACGCACTACATGTTGTGTTCCCATATATTGTATCGCGATAAACCGATTATATCACTGCCGGCAAAATCTGTCAATCCCCAAAACCCTTGATACGGCTGGGTTATAGTGGTGTAAAGTGGTTGGAAGTGGAGAACCTTCATCATCTGTGGATAATTTAACACCCCTTTTCATTCTACATTTTTAATACACGGTTTACAATAATTGTTACCGCATTGTAACTAAAGATGAATATAATGCACTAGGTATAATGTACCATATCTTCCACCACCGTTCATTGTTTACATAATCTTATTATACTTATCCTGTAGTGTAATTTCAATCTTAGAATGAGAATTTTGTCCACAAGTCCAAAAACATGTTAAAATTACCCTTATGTTTAAGATACATTTAAGAAGACTATTGAGTGAAATAGACTGGAACATATCGGAGCTGTATCGTGCCACAGGTGGAGATGATGATGGTGTATGCTATAATACCCTGCTTGCCTATTATCATGAGTACATTAAGCGAGTCAATATAAGAGATCTCATTAAAATCTGTGATGCCCTCCATTGTAATCTGGATGAGCTAATTGAGTATAAAGCAAATAAAAAATAATTGTAAAATGTAAAATAATGCTATAATATTGAAGTAAAAGTTGAAAGGTACTGTTATTATGAAAAAATTATTATCCGGTATTCTTATTGGTATGATCATCGCTACAGCTTTTGGAGTATTCGCCGCAACTTTAGGAAACGCCTATTTTAATTCTCAGGTAAAATTAATGGTAAATGGCAAGGCAGTCACCACAGATATTTTATCAGCTACAATTGCCGGTGAAACCAACGGTAAAAACTATGTATCTGCAAGGGATCTGGCAGAGGCATTGGGTGCAACAGTAACGTGGGACGGAGCAACTAAAACCGTTAAAGTGGCTTCTGCAACAGATTCTAAACCTACATCTACAGGCTATTCATATTCTAACCCTGCTCCTATGGCCACAATGCAAACTCTTACTAAAAAAGACTTATTGCAAACTTATTCAGTAGATACTAAAATCACACAAGTTATAAGGGGCGCAGAAGCGTGGACTATGGTCCAAAATGCTAATATGTTTAATAGCCCTGCACCCGAAGGATATGAGTATTTACTAACTAAGATATATTTAAAAGTAAATGATATAAATGACGGAGAACAATACAACTTATCCGATTACAATTATACTTTAGTTTCTTCTGACGGCAAAGACTACGAACACTCTATGGAAGTTGCTCCAGAGCCTTTACTCTCGGCAAATCTCTACAAGGGTGCATCGAATGAAGGTTGGGCTATATTTACAGTAAAAACGACAGATTTAAACCCAAAGATAGCGTTTGGCCGAGATTATAACGGGTCAGGTGGACTTTGGTTTAAAGTTAATTAAAGGAAAATAGTTGATTTTTGTAAAATTATGTTATATTATGTAATTACTCTATAAACTTGTTTTTATATGACCCGCCCGGTTGTCCGCCGGGTTATTTTTTTATGATATAATATTCCTATGAGAGTATTTACGATTGAAACAATTGAAGACTGGAATAAGCTATCTGCAAAGCTTCGTGAAAGAGGGTACAAGCCATGGCAATACCAGTATGGGCATTGGTGTCCTGAAGGGCTACATGTGTGGTTTATGAAGCCGGAGAAGGAGGATATTGAGGTGGTAACACACTCTGAGGAAGTAAGCAAGGCTATATATAAGTTTGAGCCTTAATAAAAAGCACAAAAAAATAAACCCCTCTTTCGAGGGGCAAGGAGGAAGGCCGGAGGTCAACCTGCTATCGTAAATTCTGAGAGTTATCAACTTTACCGTTATCCAAATAGTCCTTTGCTAATGTATACCATTCCTGTAACTTTTCTCTTATGCTCCTGGGAGAGACAAACAGCCTGAGCCATGCCGGGACTAGATCAAAATATAGCTTCTCGAATACCGCTTCAAACTTCTTTTGCCCTTCACCGTCTGCAAATATCCGTTCCGCTGCGAGCATTAAGGCATAAGCCTGTTCGCGGAGTTTTGTCCACTGCTTAGTGATAACGAGGTAAATGTCATACCCCACAAACAGCATCAACAGCAGTATTACTAACCAATTTGCCATAAAAAATTCCTTCATTTCTTCACCTTATCCTTTCTTTATATAGTCAACCGTTTTACGTATTAACCAATAAATGTCCTTATCTACCAATCCCTTTTTAACCCACTTTGCAACATCGACCACGATGCCTTTATTATTTAAGCATTCCACAAGCTCCTGTATGGTCGGCTCTGTTGCAACATATGTTATGTATGGCAGCTTCCCGTGCTTCACCCACATACGGTTATTCATACTAGGATTCGTGCCGATATTTTGACAGGCGGATACTTGCACCTTGTTGTCCCATTTAGGTGTACATTCAATTACCTTACCGACACCGATATATATACCGATATGTCCAGGCATCCAGACAGCTTCCCCGATCTCAATGCCTGCAAAGTTTGTTGATACACCAGAGCATTTAGCAATCATACCGTCAGCATTTATGTCAGGAACGCCACTAGATTTATATTTTGCTCCGCCGTATGTCTTAGTCAGATTGCCAGACCAACCCCACAAGATACCTTTAATTACATTTACGCAGTCAAATGCAAAATAGCCCTTATCAATCAACTTGCGGAGCTCTGTTTGCTTTGCTGTCGTGTACCAGGATGGCAGCTGCTTTGTTTTATTGGCGATCAGCGTTTCTGTCACAGGAGCGCCAAAGCAGCCTAACATGTATACAGTTTTGTAATTGTCAATAATGTCCTGCAACTTTTCAACCAGTTCTTTATTGGTCAATATTCTCCTCCTCCTTTTCCAATGCTTCATTACTTTTCTTCTTCACCCAAAATAATAGTGGTTTTAGGTAATCAGCTCCGGCATCAATTAAATTTTCAATATTGCTGGCAAACTCTCTAAAAAACAGAAATGAATATACCACTGTAGCTACAATATTGCTGATATACGGTATGTCCACAAGCCTCATGGAGAGACCGGCGAGGATTTGGATTACCAGATAGGCTATTATTTTATCCCTTGTCTTTGCGTACATAGCCTGAGAGTTCCACGCCTTACTAATAAAAGCTTTCCGGATTCCGCCGGATTTCTTGAAAATAACGTACCACCTGGTTAAGCAGTCCAGCACCACTGCAATCCATAAGGCTGCTGTCCATGCTATAAAGGATTCCTCCGGCAGTATAAGCCATGTGCCGCACGCCCAAATTAAGGCGGTAACCGGCTTGACCGTTTCCAATACCTTGTAAAACAGTTCATTCATCTTGCACCTCCCGTATTTTTATTGTAAAATTATGTGACCTTCCCTTGATGGCTCCCGCAGCTTGGGGGAAGGTATGAAAAAGCCCCGTTGGATTACAGTCCTTAGGGGCTTTAGGATTTATGCTATGTTTTTCCTATGAATCATTTGTATATCTTCCTTATCCATTTGTGCGTAAATTTGAGTCGTTACTGGGCTTTCATGGCCGAGCAACCTTTGCACCGCTGCCAGGCTTGCACCATTTCTAAGTAGGTTCGTTGCCATGGTATGCCTTAAAATATGAGGGTGAATGTTCTTGGAGATACCGGCCCTGACGCCCAATTCTTTTATGATATCCTCAAAAGATTTTCCGCTTAGCCGATTATGTGGAAGCTTGCTGGCCACAAATAACCCAGAGTTTGAATCGGTTCTCGTCTGAAGATAGTTTTTGAGAAATAGAATGGCTCTCGCACTGATATAAACCTCTCTTTCCTTGCTACCTTTTCCGATCACAACACATGACTTATTTATCCAGTTGATATCATCACGATTCAATTTGTGCACCTCATCCAAACGGCAACCAGTAGAGTAAAAGAATTCAATGATAGCTTTTTCTCTTTCTGTTTTGCATGCATAGCGCAATAGCTCCAACTCTTCATCGGTGAGGGCTTTTCTCAAACTTTTCTTTACCTTTGTAGATTTGATATTCCACATTGGATTCTTCGGGATATAATCTTGGCCTGTCATCCACGAAAAGAACGATTTCAAAGTAGTAACAACCGTTGAAAGTGTGCTGTTCTGAATACCGGTTTGAGAATAATGCGCTAGGTACATCCGGATATCAATATCTGTTATCGCATCAACGTCCTTGCAAACAATCGTTGAAAACCTATTCAGTATGAGGAAATAGTTTTTGATTGTTTTTGGTGACATGCCGTCTATCCTTCTGGCGGCCAGATATAATCCAACTCTACTTGGTAGATTGTGTCGCAGAGCTAATGCAGTACATTCTGCTGTAATCGTGCAATGCTGCATTTCCTCTTGCATAATCAGCTGTAGTTTTCTAACTGTTTCCATATCCAGAAAACCTGAAGCCCTGTCCAACACCTTGATAATAATTTCTTCTCTCAATTAAAACGCCTCCTATTGATACACAGGAGGCATAATGTTATAATGTTTATGCAAAGCACTTACCCCCCTGTGTAGGGGTCTGTGTGAAGGAGTTTCCGGTTGGCGCCGGGGGCTCCTTTTGCTATATATAGATTTATAGCGGTAGACCTTACAAATATTGTATAGTATTCATGGGTCTATAGCTATAAGACGCATGGACTATTTGCATAGGACTTAGGGCCTAGTTACGTTAACATTTTATCCTATTGCGAATTAATCTAAGTTATATTCCTCATAAGCATCGTCACTTACTGATAGCCCATCAATATAAATTGTGCGTGATGTTGCTCCGCTAAGTACTATCATTTCTGCAAATAGTGTAGCACCTATAGAGCCTTTTGGAGCAACAAACGTGCCAGTAAACCTTTGATAGCTTGTCGTTAAAGCTGTTTCTGTGTGTGTTAATTCAACTACGCTTAATGGATTACCTTCTCTTATCGCTCCGCCAGTTTTTATTGTTATTTTACTTCTAGTGTTCGCATCTCCGTCACCTTTTGCCCACCATGTAACACGATAAGTCTTACCGCCTTCAATATTTATAGCTCTTTGAGTTTGCTCGGCAGGAGTTATACCAACACCGTCCCAAATTAGTCTGATAGTATATGTATCCACAAATGGGGATATTGTAGTGAGTCCAGATGAACCCTGTCTGCTTCCGGTTTCTACCCACCCCGAACCTATACCTATGCTACCTTCGTGGAGTAAATTATGTTTTTTTATGACTTTCCCAGGGTCAACAACAGGTATTTTCATATCGTTAAAATATTTCATCACTCGTTGATAACTTGCTACATCAATACCCCATACATCAGCGGTGTCACTAATGTTATGGAATAATATTGGTACATGATAACCCAATCTCAAAGCATCGAGCAAGGCTTTGCAAAAATTATTAAATCGTGTATCAGTCATTCCGTTGGCATCAACATTCCTAAATTCAAGACTTGATGTTACAGCAAACCTAGTTTGCCCAGGCACTGTACCACTTACTGAGTTAGCGTCTTGCATGTCCCTAATATATGGGTGCAGTAAATACGCATATTTTCTGGCCGCTTGCGAATATCCATGTCCCGGAGCAATAAAAGGTATTTCGGTGTTTGGGTTATTTGGTGCTTTCACCGCTGGATTTTGCAGTCCAAAACCCCAAGTATAACGTAGAGTTTTATATGCCGCTTCAATTGCGGCTTTAGCTGTTGCATCGGTAGCGCCAAGATCATGTGTTTTGGAGTGATTCCCGATTATCCACAAGCCCGAGTCATACATCTCTGTAAGCTGTGCCAATGTTAAAAAGCCTGCTGTGTTTATCCAGTCAGTGACAATACAGGCCACGCCAAGATAACCATATTTGATATGCTCGGGGTGTGCATATGTATGCCAACCAGCAAATCCATCATCATACCAAAGTGATATGCTGCCACCGCCTATATAGTTCTGTTTCTTCGCAATTGATGCCAAGTTTGCGGTATTTTCCTTTATCTTTTTCCTTGCATATCCGTCCGTCATATCAATTCCTCCTTAGTGATTCCATGTTGTGCCGTCATATACCCACCAATCAACTATTGTGCCTGCACCGTCTACCTCTGTAAATTCCGAAAGAGGTAAAACATCATCGTCCAAATGTTGGATTGATTTTGTTGGTTTTGCATCTGTGGATAATCCTATAAATTCGCTGGGCGTAGCCTTGTTAAATCTGTACTTTTCTTTTACTGCCATTATTTTCACGCTCCTTTGTAATATTTAAAAGGGCGTTGGAGTTGTTCTCTCCGGCGCCCTCTTAGAGTTGTGTTGTGGGTGTTTACTTTCTTAGCTGTTTTAGCCTCTCGTCCAGTCTAACGCGTGCCAATGCATATATGGCTGTTTCAATAGTTGTAATAGAGCTGCCCTCCTTCTCCATCAATTTAATATATTTTTTGTATAGTTTAATATCTTCTAAAGATAACTCAATTGTAAATTTCATATCAATTCACCCGATTGTCCGCCATATTATAAACGTGTCCGGTACTAAAATAAATCTGCGCCCCACTCTCCAACAACCCCTTATCCTGCAAAAACTTCAATATCGCCGTCACACTGTCGCCCTGCTTGATAGGCTGTGGACAATTGATGCTGGTCTGACCGACTAAATTATCATAATTATTGCTGGCGCAATGTAGAGCGATACAGTTGTTCATGGTGGCGATGCTTGACTGGTCTGCCGCGATCTTCGCTTGGTCTTTCATTCCGGATACCTTCGGCACCAGAATTGCTGCTAAAATCACCAGAATACATACGCAAACTACTAATTCGATTAATGTAAATCCCTTCCTACTGTTCCTTGAAACCTTCCGCATTTTTAACATTTCAACTACCTCCATAAATTTATTTATTTGTCATAAGTATATATTTATCATAAAGCATTGTCAATATATATTTGCAATAAATATATAAATATGATAATATTATTTTTAGGAGGTGGTCTTATGCGTATTACTGTCACAACAACGATCGAAAAGGAACTTATTATTGAGGCAAAGGTCATGGCTGCAAGGCAAGAAAAAAACCTCAACGATATTATCGAAGAAGCTCTCACCGAATATCTTAAAAAACCCCATGAAAAAAGCCCCACTTAGGGGCTTTTACTTTTATTACCTTTATATTTTTACTACCTGTGCTATCCAATTAAAATGTAGTAATAGTATCCACAGTTTTACTGCAAACATAACGCCAAGCCCGTACCCTATCCATCTAATTTTATGCTGCACCTTATATACCAGCAACAAGAGCAATCCCACGCCCAGCACAACTAGCACTGCCGCCAGTTCGGGGCTTGCGTGAAATAGTTGCTGTAGTAGAGGGTTAGCCTCCTCAATTACGCCATCCTTTACGCCTAGCGTGGTAAATATCGCATCGGCTATGGTCATTATAAATATTGCAACGTAAATCCATGCTTTCATAAAATCACCCATACTTATATATGCAGATTTTGGGTAAAATAAAAGAGAGTGGTTAGCCCTCTTTGGAATATTATTGTGTTATGGGGTTATTACGGCCGTATCACCGGTTAAACGTCTCGAGGTAAAACCTCCTGTCGCAGTGGTATAAACAAAGCCACCATCAGCCTCCAAAACAAATGTGCCTGTTACTTTTGACATATTTGTTACGGCGGTTACAGCCGCAGCATCAATTGGATAGTTAGCAAGAGCTACAGTGATAGGTGTAAGACTTTCTGCGGCGATTCCATCAATGGCAGTAGCAACTTGCTTACCGTCAACTATAGCCTGCGTTGCCCTCGCCTTATCTTGGAATCCTGAAAACTTAGGTATAATTATCGCCGCTAAGATTCCCATAATTGCGATAACCACAATTAATTCGATCAGTGTAAAGCCCTTTTTCTTTCGCATTTGTTTTTGCATAAACATTAACATTCTCAGACCTCCTAAAAAAATAAATTATGCTATTAATAATAGCACATTTTTACATTTTTACAAGGCTTGTATGAAAATATTCTGTTTACAATGGGATAGGTGGCGTGGTAAAATTGCATTGGAACATTAAACTTACCTTAAATCCCCCCACCGTAGGCTTCACTGCGGAGGGGGGATTTTTGTTATTATGGGGTTGTTTTGGCGAAATAGACAGATGTCATGCCAGATTGAGCATACACATCGTTATTGGCTTCTATAAATTCATTTGCAACATGCTCAGCAGTGTTTTCCGCTACGTTCCATTGTCCGGTTGAGTTATTAAAACTTCTCCATTTTAACGTTCCAGACGTTGCGTATACAGTTGATGCATCCCCCCATTGTGGATTTTCACTATAATTTAAATAATAAAATGTTGAAAATCTTGTTATTGATTGATATGGATACGTACTTAATTCCGCACCTAAAGGACTATCTGGGAATCCACTCCACCCTTGATACAATACCGCCGCTTCCTCCGTCGTCCCACTCCCCACCACTCCACTACTATAATAATCCGTCCCCTCCACTGTATGCACAGCGAATATCTTATAATAGTACGTTGTCGAAGCCGTCAATCCTGTATCATTATAACTTGTGCCTGTGTTGTTGTATATTAATGTAGCATTTGCAGCGCACCATGCCCTGTCACCCGTTATAGCTGCGCTGTGACGGTAAATCTCAATCCCTGTGAAATATTCGCTTGTCGGATTAGTCCATGCCATATCAATCTCTGTATCGCTAATAACCGTAGCCGTAAACCCTGTCACATTGTTCAATGATGGCATAGGGTCAACAAATACCTGCACAATCATTTTGCTCTGCCCGATTGCCACTGTCCCGCTGTTCGCATCTGTGACCAACTTTACCGCAATAGTCTTTGTACCTGCTGCTATGCCTTTTTTATCGTCACAAAAACTAAATGTAAACACATTGGCTGAATTGCAGTATAACGTAGGTTGCATGGTCAAGGCCACACCATCCACATAGATTTTGCCCGTAAGATTCGCCGCACCAGTGGCAATGGTTACTTTGCAGCTAAAGTTTATTATCGCTTTGCTTCTGCTGCTAAATGCAATGTCCTTCGTGCATACTACCGCTTCTGTGGTGCTCACAGTGACTTCTGCGGCGTTGGTGGCACTGTAGTAGTTATTTGATGTATCCCCCAGAAACTCTATCCCATTCTCGCCGTTCCTTATGTCCTGCACCACTCCTGCACTCGTTATATACCGCATAACTCTGCCGATGGTGTCCTTAAAGTCAAATCCTCTACCGTATTCAGGATGTTCAGCATTGCCCACACCTGCGCCCCAAATCATAATAGGCGTCTGCACTCCATCTACTTCATCAAAGTAAATTTCAAGCTTTACAAGTTCATCATAGACGTACACATAAACCGGCCACTCCGTAACCTCCAGCGTAGTCCCTGTATGGGTATCGTCTATCCAGTACACCGCTGAACCGTTCCTGTCGGTCAACTGTATATGGTCTGAATGTGTTGCCGCAAATAGCACACTGCTTAGCCCTACCTCATTATACACATCTGCATTAGCCTGCAATATCGTCGTATAACTGTAATTTGTAGCATCCGAAACATATTCCCACACCGTGCCATTAAGCTGATACATTTTGCCTGCTACGCTCGTTTTAAGCTGCGCGTCGCCGCTGAAATAGTAGTACCACGCGGCTGTGGATACGATAAGGCGTGTTGCTGCTCCTGCTGAGAATATGCACTGGTAAGGGTAGTCTGCGGTGTCTACTGGACTTTCGGGGTAAGTTGTCCATGTTTGCTCCGGCTTGTAGGATGCTGTTATCCACTGGAAATGCTGGTCAAAGATTTTCTGGTAGTTTACGTCGGCTGTGTTGGCTGCAAGATAGTTGGCTACTTTGTCGGAGGTGTCCAATGAGTCAACGGTGAGTTCGGCTATGGTGCCGCGGGTGGCGTAGAGGTTTTGGGTGATTATAGTGTTTGAGATTACAATGTCAATGTTGGCTTTAATGGCGTTGATTACATTTGCTGTGAGTTCGCCATCAAATAGCAATTTAGCCGCGCCGGTTTCGGGGTCGATGTAAATGTATAGCTTATCCGTCCAATTACTCCCGCTTCCGTCCCCGATTTGCCACGCTCCACCTGTGGCGTTAAAATAGCTTCTAGCCTTTTTATCACTCCTGATATTTTCAAAGCCAAATTCCGGTCCTATCCTTGTGCCGTTATATATCTTGTCCTTAATAACTGTGGATGTCTCTATCCTGTAGGCATCATCAGCCAATCCGGGGACAAAATTGCCTATCTCGAAACTGACATCATCCGGGTGGTATAGGTCTGTTGTGATGCTTACCACACGGAGCTCTGTGTCAATACCGAGCGTAGTATAATTTAGCGTTACTACATCACCCAGGGCAATTGCCATTGGTCTGACAAGGTTACACTCATAGCATACTAACGGATTCCCCAGGGCATCCTTATCTCGTTTGCTGTAGGAGATTGATATAACCTCAATGTTACGATCAATCAATAAATCTTTGGCAACTGCTGATCCTCGCTGCGTTCTTATGCCGATAGTAAATTGGTTGAATTCAACTTCACCGCCAAGGTACGCTACAAACTCCATGAGCAGAGCACGGCGGGATTTTGCTTCCTGCGCTGAGTAGGTTACTTCTGTGGTAAAATCCACAGTACCAACTGTAAAGCCAGTACCTGCTAATAACGCCGTCAATATAGCTGTCGGTGTGCCGGTTTGAGTGAAATACTCCAGGTTATATTCCGGTTCGTTCAGCCTGTAACTGACATGCTCACATCCCACACTGGCGGCTAATTCTCCATTGCTCGCCTGAGCTTTTTTGTAGGCGATAATGTCAAAATAGTCGCTGTCAACCTCTGCTATGTTGTCGCCGGTGATAAGACTTCCACAGGCGGCAAGTGGAGCAGTAAAGTTGAAAATGTTATCGCTGTTTATTTTCTCGGTCCTGGGGGCCGTATAGGTGTCCATGATGGTTCCCAGTTCAACATGTGAGCTGTTTAATATTTTTATCCTACCCATACAGGCACCCCCTGTGCTCTGGATCTTGATTTATTGCCGCTGGACTGTATCCGCCCTGTGGACTTCGTTATGATCTGACCATCAAGCGATACGGGCACATTTACTATAGTTGTACCGCTTGTAGCTCCTGCGCCTGACACTGAACCGCTCACATTTAGGCTCGTTGTCAGTTCTTTATTTATCCCGTTCATTGCCGCATTGACCTGCTTTGCGCTTGCTGTAATGCCTTCTGCCATACCTGCACCCATCATTTTGCCTACCTGGTCACGCATGACAGTGGATGGTGATTTGATGCCGAGGAAGTCCTTTGCGTTTTTAAGAGCACCTTTTGCAGCATTAACAACAGAATTTGCAAGGTTCTTTGCTGCGTTTTTCACGCCATTAATTATACCGGTAATTATGTTTCCGCCAAGTTCGCCCCATTTGATACCCTTAAAGGCTTCACCCAGAGACTTGAACAGCTTCGGCACTACCGCAATGAGTGTTGGGATGGATTGAATTATTCCGGCCACCAGAGCAACAATGATCTGTATCGATGCAACGATCAGCAATGGTAGATTTTCGATGACTGCCTTCACAAGAGCGTCTATGATTTCGGGCACCCTTTCAATCAGCTTTGGCAGGGCTTTTACGAGTCCCTGAGCTAATGCCACAATTATTTTTATTGCTGCGTTTATCAGCTGTGGAAGATTATCAAGCAAAGTATCAACCAATGCGAGTATAATACCTATTGCAGCGTCGATTAGGTTCGGGAGAGTTGCCACAATGCCGTCTATAAGCATCATCAGCGCACTTATTCCCGCCGTAATTAACATGGGTCCGTTATCCGATAGCACTTGTACCAATGTGTCAAGTAGTTGGACTGTAGCACCTATAAGTGGTGGTAGTACCTGTGGAATAGCTGTAACAAGCGTACTAGCCAGACCACCTATTATATTGGTTGCCATGGTAGCAAGTCCCGGCAATGCGTCGGTAGCTTTGTTTAATAGCCCGCTTATGCCGTCAGAGATTGCTTTCCCTGCTCCTGCAAAATCACCTGTTTTTATTGCGTTCGTGATCGATGGAATTATCTTAGTGACTGAGCCAACAACCTCCGTTATAGCTGGCATTACTGCCACGCCTGCGGTTGTTGCCATGCCCTTCATGCTGGCTTCCATGGTCTGCATCATATCGTCAAATTTACCTGCTTGCTGGACGGCATCATCACCGAGTACGGCGCCGACATTGTGTGCTTCTTGCCCGAGCCGGTTTAATTCTTCTGAACCAGCTTTGATAAGTGGATTCAGTTCCATGGCTGATTTGCCGAATAACTGGAGCGATAATGCGTCCCGGTCTGTTTCATTAGCCACATTGCCGAGAGCGTCAATGGTTTCAGTCCACACTGTTTTAGAGTCACGGAGAGAGCCGTCTTGATTCTTTATTTCTATGCCTAATTTTTTAAAAGAATCTTCTGAAAGTTTTGTACCGTTTCTGGCGGCGTCCATGCTTTTAGTGAGTTTTGCCATGGATCCGGTCATAACTTCAAGATCCACATCAACAAAACGAGATGCATACTGCATTTCCTGCAATCGTTCTGTTGTTATGCCTGTTTTATTTGACAGCGTTATAAGATCGTCAGCGGCTTTTCCTGCATCCTTGGCCAGCTTGAAAGCACCAAGAGCGGCACCGGCTGCGGCCGTTCCTACTGTGGCAATTCCAGCAATAGCAGCTTTACCGACTGCACCGCCTACATTTTTTAATCCTGTTCCGATTTTACCCAGTGCACCGTCGAACTTGCCTGTCTTTTCGGTAGCCTGATCGGTTTCCTTGCCGAAATTATCAAGGGCTGAGCTGCAGTTTTTAAGTTCGAGCTCATTTTTATTCAGGGCTGCATTCTCTTTATTTATCCACACCTGCATGTCTTGGGCCGCTTTGCTGTCTGCGCCTTTTTCGGCTGCAATGCGTTTATATTCGTCTGTCAGGCCGGCTATTTTCTTTTTCTGCAGGTCGGTGATTTCGTTGAGTGACTTAATTTTAGCATGCAAACCGTCTGAGCTTGCGCCCCAATCTTCCATTCCGGCGGCTGCAGCTTTAAAGCCTGTATCAATTACACGGATTTGTCTGTTGAGGTCGCTTATGCCTTGTTTAAAGTTCGTGGTATCCAGACCAACCTTGCCGCTAAGATCGTTTTCTCCTGCCAATGTACTCACCTGCCTTATAGCCATGATGGGGCTTTTTCTGCCCGTTTGTATGTCTTACCATTGATTACTCTTGTGTTCGGATCGGCTGATTCTTTGAAAAATAAGAAATCCATGAGGGTCTCAAGATTTGTTTCGTCTATGTCCTTAGGGATCCATCCCCATTCCTTTGCACATCTTTTATATAGTGACATCAAAGCATGTTCTGCGTCTATATCTTCATCATCGGGCGGGGAGTTGACACCGCCGCCCTTGGTCAGTTTTTTTGAATTACCCCACATATGCCTGAGATAATGGCATTAATCTGCTCGTCAATTTCTTCATCGTCGAGAGCTTTTTCAAGTTCGTCTGCGGTAAACTTGCCACCATACATCTCGCATATAAGCCATGCTTTACGTTCTTTGAGTTCAAACAGTTCAGTCAACAGTTCGTCTATTGCTTCGATATCCTCGCTGTTGTCCTGTACTTCCTTACCTTTTTTGCCGAGTGCCAGAGTTTCCTTCTGTATTTTTAACGCTTCCTTCGATAGAAAGGTTGTAATTTTCCCAGTTGTGTAGGTCTTGTCATTGAGTTTTAATATTAATACTTTCATAATTGTTTCCTCCCCAAAATTAAAATAAAATTAAAAGGCGGCTGTTACACCGCCCATTAATTATGCTGCTGTTCCGAAATTCATTGCTACTGCTGTGAGTGCCTGACCGTAGATGTCCACAACTCCATTGACTGCCACAATGTAGGTTGATCCTGCATCGAGGTTGGCTGTCGGGTTGAAGGTCAGAATCTTGCCAGCTGCATCCCATGTCTTGGCTCCGGCTACAAGAGTACCGTCTGCCTTGATTACCGTGATAGCCTCGGTGTCAATCTTGTTGTTGAATGTTATTACGATATCGGCTGTTACTACAACATTGGCTGCGGCATCAGCGGGAACTATTGAGGAAAGGGCTATTGCTGCAGGTGCGCCCACTGAAGCTGGGGTCTGTACCTGATCGAACCAACCTGTCGGCACAAAGGCTGTGTCGGCTGTGTCCGCAAATACACGCTTAAGTGACATTGTTTCCGCACCTACAGTAAATTCAAAGGTTGTTGTGACTGCCGTGAATGTTAACGTGTAGGTCTTTACATCTACATCATTGGATTTGCTTGTAGCTTCTTCGGCTCCGCCTGAGAATGTGCCTTTGAGATACCAGTAGTACCGATATCCGTCAGCACCCATGTCATACCTGAAGCCTATTGCAAGGTTAGGCGGGTTTGCTTTGCCTGCATCGTATACTCTGCCGCTTGCTGCATCGTAAGCCTTACCAAGCAGGTAGGCAGCTTTCTGAGCGGGGACATTTGAAACAATAATCTTCAGCGCTGTTTTGCCTTCTGTGACATAGTTGTTTTTGGCTTTGTTGTCATAGTAGGTCGTTTTATTTGCTACTTCCGGCTCTCCTGCTATTTCAGCCGCCGGTGCCAGATAGACAGGCGCACCGGCTGTGTAGACCAGTGCTGTATCTGCTGTGATTTCGGCATAGTGTAAATTATCTACGCCTACAAATTCGCCATATTCATCCATTTGTTATACCTCTCTTTCATAAAATTGATAAACACTCCGGTACCCATAATGTCCGGTGTTTTCGTTGTACGGCATATCGCCACCGCCCGCACGTAGGAAGCCGCCTGGAAGCATAACGGATTTTAAAAGTGTGTCTGCTTGCTGTTTAATTGCTGGCTTCTTAGAGTACAAAACTAATTGCACTCTGTGTGTCGTGCTGGTTGGCAAGTTGTCAGCGTGGGTATTGTTAGGGGAATCCAAAAGATAGTAGGTTATGTGAGTCTCGGGAAGCACGGCGTCAGCCGCATATGTTCCCTGTTCCTTGACAGGGTAGCCGAGAGGCGCTAAAGTGTCGCATGCCAGCTTATATATGTTAGTCAATCGGCACACCCTCTTTCATTAAAACTTCTTTTTGAATTTTTTTAACCTTATTTCTGTTGTTCCAAAATGCAGGGCTTATGAACGGGTCAGGAAATCCAGGGGAATGGCTGTCGCCGTACTCCTGGAATACCCCCTCGATGGCTTCCGGATGCTCTTTTAGATTAACGCCCACCTGAGAATAGATGTAATTGCCATCTTTCTTTGCTGGGGTCGCTTCTATGGCATCGTAAACCTCGCCGGTTCGTTTATGCCGTGCTGCTCCGGCTTTCATGTCGTCAACAATAGGTTTTACAGATTCGTCAATAGCCTTTGCAACAGCTTCATCGACATTCCGGCCAGCTCGTTCGACTTTTTTGAGGTATTCATCAAAGCCAGTTAAATTTATCCCGGCTCCGAGTGCTGTTTTGCCGTATGTGCCGTAGCTCCATTGTCTAGCCATTAGGCATTCACCGTCCTGCGCACCTTCAAGATCATGAATTGGTTTCGCATCTCAACGTTCTCGATGTTCGTAACCTCATAGGCTGGCTTGTTTGCGGTGTGGGCATCAATCTGCGTTTGCAAGTCTGCCAGAATTTCCGCATCAGGTTCTACTTTATCAGCCTCGATTTGATAAGCTGCATTGAGACCGTCCATTGTAGTCTGCCAAGGGTTAAGCATACCTTCAGGCATTACCCTGTCCTTTTCAGTGATATCTGGACGGTACCACATTGTTAATTCTGCTGTATCCATGACAGTCAGGCTTCCTGACTGCACATTCTCTGTTCCGCCTTTACCCTTCCAGTTGCAAAAGTCAAGCGCCGGGTCTGCGTCCACATAGGATATGTCTGAGGCTCCGTTTACGTCTGTGGAGGTGCGGTGCTGCAAGCGGATTGGGGTTGCCATTTGCTGAATATTAGGCTTAAACATATCATCACCCCGCTGTCGTGAATTGAATCACTGTGTACTTAAGCTTGCGACCGGAATCGTCTGTTATGCTGTCAATTACGATTGCATATTGTGTGGATGCATCCAGATTGCTGTCCGGTGCAATGGTCAGTATCTTTTTTGTGAGGTCCAAGGTTATGGTAATTGGAATCTCTGCCAATGTGCACACTTTAACCAGTTTAATACTGTAGGCGCTGATCATGTTATTGAGTGTCAGTGTCGGGGTTACATCCACAGCTGCCCCCGTTGCTCCATTGAGCGGAACGCTGACTATCGCAGGTTTTGAGCTTGTCATTGCAAGCTGTGTCAGCAATATGTGGAAGGCTGCACTGAACTTTACCTCACCGCTTGACAGATTCCACAGGTCGGTTACGCCAACAGTAAGAGTAGCTATGCCGAGACTGCTTTCAAGCTGGGCGATTGTAACTCCGCCGCCCAGCATGTATTGTTTTGCAGCTAAGACTTTAGGCAACAAGGCATTGTCGGTAAATGTTCCGCTGATAGTCATACCAGCTTTTACAGCGGTAAGCAGTTCGGCATCAGTCATTTATGCCTCACCCCTTATACTACAAAATAAGCATCAACCGCATGTCCATCAAGAGCACTATTCAAGTCAATTGTGTTTCCCTCAAGCAATGTTGCCGACACCGCTACTGTGGGCTCTGTGGCCTCGACAACGTTATTGAGGAACGTGTGAGCGGTAAGCAGTGTATTGTGTGCCAATTCATAAGGCAAGCCGAGCTTATCACCGAATCCAATTGCGGTAGTTGCTCCGAGCCCATCATGCGCAGGAATATCCACAAGAGTGATTTCATCGAATGCCAAACTGCCAACGACCGTACCTGGGGTATTAACGGTGAATACCGGAAGTTGTTCCTCGATGCTCGCTCCGTTTCTTTTTCCGTACACTGTCACGCGAATGGCTTTAATATCACCGGCAGTACCACCAGCGGTTGCTGTGGCATTACGCGCGCAAGGCGGATCTGTGAGTTCTGTTGAAATAGAGTCAACCGGGGAAAGTCCACCGGAGAAATATACCGATCCAGCTTCACCTGTTGCTATGGCTGCTGTATCCCAATTTCCACCAGCTACACAAGTGACTGCTGCAAGTGATACCGTGCCGAGTGATGTCAACGCCCTAATTGCCGTCTGGATGTTGGCTGCTGCATTTTTGGCCGCCGTAGTGTTAGCCAGTGCAATGTTAATGGCTTTTGTTGCATCAGTTTTGGTTACAGCCAGTGTATCATTTCCGGCTGTGGTCAGGATAACTTTAAGCTCGTTAGCAAGAGCACCCTCAGACGCCGGAATGGTGATTGTCAATATATCGGTTACGGCTGAAGCGGCTTTGATTACTGCTGTAGCTGCAACATTAATTGCGGGACAAGCTTTGGCGGCGTGTATGCCGTCTGTGTCTGCTGCTATGGCTTCCTCTGCTGTCCAGTTTAGGTGAGCGATAAAACCTCTGTCAACAGATATGCCATCGACATCTGTCTGTATTTTCTGACCTCTCTTATGATTAAATGGATACATATTTATTCTCCCTTCTATCCGCTTAAAAACACGAAATAGTAAGAAGCCCGGGAGTTAATCCGGGCTCTCTGTTATACGCCCTGGTTATGCGCCCTTCTTTACAATAACTACGCCGTTCGGGTCAATGAGCTTGCCGTCAGCTATAAGTATAGCTTTGTCAATCCACTCATTGGTGTCATGGTCGAAGTACCTGAACATGGTCATCTGCATGTTGCTGTTGAAGCCATAGTTTTTGAGGTTGCAATATACAGCAACAACATCTGTAACGGCTGCGGTGTCGTAAGGAGCTATGATATCATCTTCGACTTCAATAACTTCCTTGCCGCCGAATCTCTCCTGAGGTCCATCGGTTATACCGTAGTTGATTCTACCCACAGGCTGACCGTTTGCATCAACCATGCCGTCAATGTAGCCTTCAAAAGTTCCGGAAGCCATGAAGAATGCAGCACCGGCTTTATAGGCAAGAGGCATTTTAGCGAATACTTTCTTCTTCCAGCTGTCCCACGCTGCGAACTCTGCGGATGTAAGGGTAACTATCTGAGCTGCGGGAACTCTTGTATCTACAGTGATTCCAAGAGGACTTGTTCCGCCAGCACCTGCCATTACGGCCAGGTCGATTGCCTTGATCATTGCTTCCACAATCAAGTCGGTGATAGTGTTTTCAAAGCCGGTAAGGGTTGTAGTTTCAGCCAGCAGAGATGTGGAAACCTTGCATTCCAGGCCGTAATAGCTGAACGCAATACTGGTATTTGCGGTGACTTTCTTCTTGTCGGAGGTTGCTGATTCGCCTATCCATGTTGCAGTCGGCGCGAGGGAGAGGATTGGTATTGTTACGCCACCTCTTATAGCAAGTTTCCTTACCCTTGCGAATACCTGACCATATACGGTTATCTTTTTGATAACTTCGTTTAGGATCGTGCTGGGAATCACGGCTGTTACTTCTGAAACTGTAGTCATTGCATCAAGTCTGAGTTCAGGGGTAACCTTGCCGGTTTTTGCAAAATTCATGAACGCGGTTCTGTATTCCACTGTGCCGTATACATCTTCCGGTTCAGCTGTTCTTTGTGCAGGCTGTACTACAGGTCCTACACCGTAAGTGCCAAGAGGATTCATCTGTCCCTGGGGAGTTGCGCCTCTGTTTTCGCCTGCTGCTGGAGCGGCGGGGCGCGTCATGGATGCTGCGCCGGGAGTGGGATCATCAACTATTGCATCGATCATGCTTCTGAGTTCTGCAATTTCGGCGTTCAATGTGTCGAGTTCAGCATTGATGCTTCTAAGTTCTACCACTTCCGTAGCCGCATTTGATCTGGTAATAAGTTCTGCTTTCCTAGCCTCTTTTGCGGCCAGCATTTTTTTAAGTTTTTCTTTCATGTTTTCACCTTTAACCTTTCGATTTAATTTGGTTTCTGAGTTTCAATACTTCCAGCTCGTTGGTACTGTTTGTTACCTTTGACCGCGCATTCTCCAATGCTGCTTTATCCACACTGTCCAGTGCTTCGTCACGGGCTGCCGTTATGTTAGTCTCCTCATACTGAGGTGACCATAGCGCTGATAATTCGAAGATCCTTTTGAACTTATAAATCTCTCTTGTGGGAAGGTTACTGTCCAGATTGAGCCATTTTTCCTCTTTGACAGTAAAAGAAAAGGACATTCCTGAAACGTCCTGCCTCTTTACTGCGGAATATAAAGACCTTGCTTCCGCATTGTTTTCCACGTCAAGTTTTGCCCTGAAACTTAATCCTTTTTCATTGATAATGAGCTGCATTGTGGAATTAGTGTTGTTGTTCCGGCTTCTTGCCAGTGGGATTGCCCTGCCATTGTGATGGATAAAAAGCGGTACATCTTTCAAATCAGCACCGTCAAGGGCTCCGCGTTTTATAACTTCAATAAACCACCCGCCCACATTTGTTTCGACTTCATACGGTATTGCAAAACCTTCAATTATTGCACCAGGTTCGTCAGCGGTTGGATCTACCGCTCTGATTTCCTGAATTTCGTAGTATCTTTTAATTTCATCGTCTCTTTGCTCTATAGCATGTTTTGCCACTTCATTTACCTCCTTGATTTGATTGTGTGCCTTTTGCCTGTTTCAATTGATATTCATTTGCCAGCGTTACATCGATATAATTAAGCGACATTGTGCGCCTTGATCCTGTTCCATCTTCCAGCGGAGGATAGCCAAGTACGGCAAGCTTCTGGTCGTCGCTCAATAACCCTTGTTCGCCGGTTGTCTTTAAGAGTTCGAGCTTCGATTTGGTGCTCAGGTACATCATCAGTCGATGATAGAACACCATTTCATTGCCCACATCAAGCTCACGCGGGGTGAATAATGTGCTTGAAAATGCCTGCCCAAGTCTGATTAATATAGGCTCAAGCGTTTTCTCGTAAAATGATTGATACAGATCATCGGTGTAATCACCTGAAAGAATCGGCATTGAAACACCATACCAGTTTAATACCTTGTCCTGGAGGAATTGCATTGTGTCTTTTTCAATTAGCTTTGGGTCTATGGTCAACGGGGTAAGGTCGCCCTTGAGATCTGTGGTTACTATTGCGCTATCTCCACCTGCTATTGCTTTCTCAAGCCGTTGCCGTTCTGCTATCTGCAGGTCATTATCCATCATGGTATTGATTTTTGCCACGACTTTGATACTGAGGCTTGTTTTAATGGCCTTTCCTATACCCTGTAGCGCAATGTCGTTTATCTCCAGCACCTTCAAGAGGGCTGCGTTGTCTGGTTGACCGTTTAAGCCACCGCCCATGATATCGTTGACAGAAAACTTCTTGCGCAAGTGGATGATCTCGGAATAAGCTATGGTGTAGTTTTGGCCGTTGGAGAAGTACAGTTTTACGAACAACTTACCGGTTTCGTCCTGCATGAATTCCACAGTTGTAGGATTGAGTGGGTAAAACCCTGTGAAATATTTCTGCGGAGTGCCCCTGACATCATAAGCGAGATCATATGTGGGGTAAATAAAGCAGTTGTAATTCATCATCAGCTGCCAGGTGATCTTCTCCAAAAATTCGCTTGTGGTCATAAGCTCATTTGGTTTAAATTTGAACAGCCTGTTAATGCTGCTTTTCGGCGATTTCTGCATGTTATTACTATCTGTTAGTATGTGACGCGGATGGAGTTTGCTAATCTCAGTTGCTATGCAGTCAATACACATTTGCACCACGTCGGACACGTAGATGTTCTGTCCGAACTGACTAAATACAGGGGTAAAGCCGTTCATCATCTGGGCGTATTGCAGCTGCTTGCTCTGGTTGTTTTTTACCAAGCTTTGTAATAGCATTCTTTATCACCTTCTTTTTGCAAAAAAATAAGCGAATGCTATGAAGCAAGCGCCCAAAACAATAAACCCGGCCGGGACATAAATCATAAACACGCCATACGATAAAAGCGACATCCCAATTGTAAGAAAAATGTCGTCAATGTATTTTTTCAAGTTATCACCTCACTATTGAGTTGAACAATGTTAAATGGACTTCTTACGCCAGCACTGAATTCTTCTGCTGCTTGGAGAGCTTGCGTTATTCTGTCAGTTGGGCTTTTGCCTTGTGTGGAGTATAGAGAGCCGAGCGCATAACCTTGCCCACATCCGCACGCATTATATGGGGCTCGTGCTTCTGCAACTTGAAAATCAGATTCAATGCAGAACAATCTGCCTTTATATCCAACAAGAAAGGTTCCGCCTGTGTCCTCACCGTTTTCAACCTTCGCATACCCACCCTGTTTTAAACATGTTCTTACAGCATCCACAAAGTCAGTCACCATGTAGGCAAATACGTCCTGCTTTTCCTTTATGGCAGGTGGGGCGAAACTATATCTCAGGAGCTGCCCCATGCGGAAAGATGAGGTGAAACCAATAATAAAATCACCGTTGATAAACACTTTACTGTCAGCCCGCCTTTGTATTTCGTATCCAGCTACACTGGCGCTATCGGCTCCCATATAAATTGTCCCATTATCAATAAGTCCTGCAATACAAGTCAAACGTATATCACCTCACTATTTATGCTGCTTTTCTCTTTACAAGCTCAAGAAATTCTGTCCTGTTGTCGATGTAGACTCTGTAAGCTATCATCATGGTCACACTGCCATCAATTTTCTTTTCGTCTTTGCCTTGAATTTTAACGGCCATGCATTCCATTTTTTTGTTTACGATCATTGCTGTATTCTCAAGGCAATACTTGTCAATCTCATGGTCGTTGTATACAACAAGGTTGCCTTTGAGATCTTTTTCCAGCAATGTCATGGGTTCAGTCATTGGACCGTAATCCTGTTTCACTCTTACACAGTCAAACCCATAATCTTCTGTCATTTCCTTTACCCAATAAACAGCAGACCAATTGTCATAGCCAACCTTGTAAAATCTAATTCCGTAATCCTTATACAGCTTTACAAACCATGCGGTAACAAGCCGGAAATCGTTCTCATTAGCCAACTCATCATCTGCTTTGGGAGTGATGGTTATGAGTCCAAGCCTTACCCACTCACGGTATTTTGCCTCTTCCTCTTTGGGCAGATTGTCAAGCTTGGATTCAGGAATGAAGTATTGCTGCAACATGTATTTTTTATTGCTTCCGGGTTTCATCAGGAACGCTCTGGCGCTTGCAAGGTCGCCGGTCTTGGATAAGTCCACAGCTCCTATTGCAAAGCAGTTCCGGAAGTCCTCAATGTTGAACTTCTCTTTATTCTCAATATCTTCAGCCATTAACCATGCAGAAGCATTGTTCATTTTTATGTTAAAATCCTTACTGAGAACCAACACTCTTGTCTTTTTGCTGGTCTGTGCTTCTGCTATCATCTGTCGCAGGTAGCTCCATTTTTTAATAACGCCAAGTCCAGGATTACTTTTATACCATGACTTTTCATCCTGCCAGATTTCTGTTTCATTGTCTTGGGTGTAGAGCCATATGAGCCAGCGCGGGCGGTCGAGTTCTCCATCTAAAACTTTTCGGGCATCCTTGAGCCTGTCGTCAAGGTACCCGTCATTGACAACACCCTCCGTAGTAATCTCTCCATAGATTGGTTCATCCTGCGTGGAGAGTGATTGTCTGATAGGCATTGTGGCGGTGTTGTCTTTCATTTCGTGGATTTCGTCCACAGATCCTACGGCAATATTACGGCCTTCTTTTGCTCCGGTCTTTGCGGAGATCTTCCGGATGCTGCCTTTATTTTTGTAAGAGAATTTGCCCTTCATTTTTTTATTTTTCGGATTGCCGTAGAATATGCCTTTTATGTTTTTGCGGGTGACCTTCTCTATTTTCGGGCTTTCTTCCCGCATGTTGTTGATGGCGTCAAACATTAACCCGGCCTGCTCATAGTCGTTGCTGGAACAGAGGATCTTTATTCCTTTTGGACCGCAGAAGAATTCAGCAAGGTCTTGAGCTGCAACAAAGGGAGTTTTCCCGCATTTCCTGGCTATTAGAAGCAAGTATTCTTGATAAAGCCTCACCCAACGGCCTACTTCATTATCGTATATTTTGAAGCTATAAAACGCTTCCAGAAATGCTTTTTGGAAGAGCATTAAAATAAAAGGCTTCCCGGCGAAGGGAGCCTCAAAGTGTTTGCATTCTGATTCTATGAACTTAATACGTTTGTGGGCATCTTGCATCTCAAAGTGGATGTCCGGACTGTTAAAGTTGCTCAGGAGAATATCCAACATCTGCATGAGCTCATGGCCGATGATGATTTCGCCTATCTTGCATTTGTGGATATACTCAAGCAGCCAGGAGCGGGTGCCGTTATGTTCGAACATTAGGCATCAACTCAATTTCATCGATACTGCGCCATTCGTCACAGTAGTCGGTAGTTATTGTTATATCTTTCCCACTAGGCTTTCCGAGTGGGAAGAATATGCCACTTACCCTATGCATCTCCCTTGTACCTTTATCTATAGCAAAAATCTCTTTCGAGATATAAAGTATCATACCTATCATCAACTCCTAATCCTCATATTCATCTAGCCCGTCATCCTCTTCGACGGTGTTTTTGAGCCTTATTATATTCAACTTATTTACAATATTTGAATACGCCTCGCTCAGTCTGGCATACTCTTTTACTGCTGGAACTTGTTTTTGTAATTCAGGGAAATCCTTGTGAACCTTTATCGTCCCGGAAGCTTCAATAGCCTCTTCCAACTCCACACACATGGAATGTAAAAAAGCCGCCTTCCGGATTAGACCGTCAGCAGCTTTGCGCGTGGAATCGTCAGTTTCAGCGAAGAGCTCAGTCCATCTCGCAAGTTCTTTCGCAAGTTCCTCTTGTTTCGGCATTTTATTAAAAACCTCCAGAGAATTTCAAATTTTTCAGTGTGTGTGCTTCCTACC